CGAGGGCCAGCGCCAGCAGCCCGAGGGCCAGCGCCAGCAGCCCGAGGGCCAAAAGCAAAAGCCCCCCGGGGATGAGCCGGGGGGGGGGGGGGGGGGGGGGGGGGGGGGGGGGGGGGGGGGGTGGGGGGGGGGGGGGGGGGGGGGGGGGGGGGGGGGGGGGGCTTGAGGTGTAGGGGGAGCGGGGTGCTAGTCGGCCAGTCTCCGGATGCGGACGTACATCCCGCCGGACTTCATGCAGGCACCCCGGATAGCTTCGGGTTCATGCAGGCCCCCGGGCATCCTGATTTCCTTTTCCTTGCCTTTCAGTCGGACCGTGACGACCCATGGCGCGGAATTGCTTCGATCCTTGCGAGTCATGCTGGCTCCCCTTTCAGCCAGCGCGCAGCCGGCGAGTGCTGCGGAATGGCCCGGCCGCGCGCCTGCATGCTGTCGCACCAGTCCGCGCGCTGGGTGTCGGTCGTGAGGCTTTGCCAGTCCAGCTCATCGGGCCAGACCCCGAACGGGACCGGTCCGCCGATGACCAGAAAGGGCCGACCCGTCATCAGGTTGACAGATTCGGCGATGCACTCGACGCGTGCGCCAGTGTCGAGCGTGACCATACGCGACAGGCCGCGCTGTACGGATGCGAGGGGGCGGTTCATTCGGTCACCTCTTCCGACTGGCACTCAAATTCATCTTCCGCCGCGCGCTGGGCAGCATCTGCAGCGGCCCGGCGTGCGTCCGATTCGTCGGTCCAGATGTAGGCGTCAACGCTCGATGCCATATGCTGGCCCAGGGTCCAGCCGGCCAGAAAGCCCCGGCCGTGATTCAGGCGAACGATGATGCCTTCGTAGGCGTCCAGATCGCCGCAGCTGTAGAAATCCCCGGTTTGCTCGACGCGGCTCGGTGCGAAGTCCGAACCGAGATAGAACGACCATCCATCCGATTGGTTCGGGCGCGGTGCATGGTAGTAGCCCCCGACGACTCGGCGCATCTCACGCTTGCGGCGCAGTCCGGCCGCAGGGGTCAAGTCGGCGATGTAGCGGGGGAAGGTGAACGAGGCAAAGGTGAATTCGACGGGGAGGGCGTGCATGGTGTGTTGCTCCGGTAGTGGTTAGGCAATGAGGCAGACGGACAGAAGGGCCAGCATGAGGCGCAGTCGCGAGGGGCGCGCGGCGGCCCGGCGGACAGGCGCGGGCTTGAGTGCGTGGCGGCCGATCGTGGCGCGCGGTGCAGGTGTGGGGGTAGCGGTGCGGTGCATGTCAGGGGTCCGGGTTCGTTGCTAGTGTGAGCGAAGTCTACGCCCTAATCATCCGATCGCGCAAGCCCAAAAACGCCACAAAGCGCGCGCACTAGTTCACATATGACCAGTGCAGCGAGGAAGGCCGCCGGACGCGATGTGGCCACGATGCCCGACAGGCAGACGATGCGGACGGCTCGCATCACGCCGGCCCCGTCCGGGTGTAGGTGGACCAGACGATCCCGCGCGACCGGACGCCGTTGTACGCGCGCCGTTCGATCCAGCACTCGCGCATTCCGTCGCGCATGAGCCGCGCCGCAGCTGCGCGCGCTTCTGTCAGACTGGCATGACCCGAGTGCATGCCGTGTGCCGACATCACGGCCCATTCCGTGTGATTCTCCCCCGTGGCACGCCGCCAGTCGCGAGCCCATTTGAGGCCGGCCGGCTTGCTGGGCTTGTGGTCCGTCACGCTCCAGGTGTACCGGTGCATGTCGCGCTGCAGGCCGTCCCCCGCATGCTCGATGGTCATGCATTCCCGGGGGTACTGGACTGACTCCGGGACAAGCCCAGCGGCCTTGAGGTAGCGGGCCGCATCGTGCGCCGCTTGCTGGGCCGTACCGTATTGCATCGGGCTCACGTGCAACACGGTGCCATGAGCCGCGCGAAGCAACCAAGACTGATAGGTGTTGCCGTTGGTACGGTCAAACCACGTGCGGATGTTCAGGTGATACATGGTGCGTCACTCCCCAGTGCGATTGATGAACACGAAAGCATGCGAGCCGTCAGGCAGGGTGCCCCCGAACATGTCACCCTCCCATCCGAGCTTGTCCAGCAGGGCCCGAGCCGCGATCGTATGCGCGCACTCGGAGCCGTATTCATAGGGGACCGTGATGGAACCGGCGGCCGCCGTGGCCTTGATGCGCGAGCCGCGCGAATTGGTCGGACCGAGGTAGACAGTGCGGATGGCTTGGCAGTGCGAATTTTGGATGGTCATTTGAGGTTCTCCAGGTTGTTTGGTGTGAGTGAGTCAGGCCAACAGTGCGAGCCGTGCCGCGTCGATGCCGCGCGCGATCAGTTCGCGCGCCAGCGCGCCGACTGGCACGCCGTGGAACTCTGCGGCATCGCGGCATGCATCCTTAGCGTTCATGCACTGTTGGTTGCGCATGTAGGTGTAGGTGCTGATAGCGGCTTGCATGGTGTGGCTCCGGTTCGTTGATGGTGTGATGCAAGTCTACGCCTTAATTCGTCGGCGTGTCAACGATCGCGCGCAACAATTCCGCGCGCTTCAGCAGTTGGCGGGCGCGGAATTCGGCATCGATGGCCGCGCGCAGAAGCTCGGACTTGTCGCCGGTTTCCGTCCGAAACGTGTAGTCGCCTTCGGGAGTCACGGCGCGGAAGTAGACCCCCTGCGCGGTGTGTTGCTCAGTCACTTTCATGGTGTGTTACTCCGTGGTGTAGCCGTCGACCGGCTTGTGAAGGATGTTGGCGCGGACCACGAGGCCCGCAAAGATGACGAGGAAGGCGAGGGCGTAGAGCATGACTCAGGCCGCCGCGCAGATGGCAACCATGCCGGACAGCATCGTGCCCATGACGCCAGCGAACACGACCCCGAAGGCCGAGAACCCGCCGATAGCCAGCGCGGGGAGCATGAGGCCAGCGAAAGCGGCGCCAGTGGCGAGGAAGGCTGCAGCAGAGATGAGGGCGGTCTTCATGGGTTGCTCCGGTTCGTTGCGTGTTGGGATCAATTAGGACACAGAACAAAACGACGTGCAAGCCCCCGGACAAAAAAAGTTGAGTGCATCGAGCGCCAGCGCCAGCAGGTTAGCGCGGACTGGCGGCATCGAGCGCCAGCGCCAGCAGGTTAGCGCGGACTGGCGGCATCGAGCGCCAGCGCCAGCAGGTTAGCGCGGACTGGCGGCATCGAGCGCCAGCGCCAGCAGCACGAGCGCCAGCGCCAGCAGGTTAGCGCGGACTGGCGGCATCGAGCGCCAGCGCCAGCAGCACGAGGGCCAGCGCCAGCAGGTCAGCGCGGACAGGCGGCATCGAGGGCCAGCGCCAGCAGCACGAGGGCCAGCGCCAGCAGGTCAGCGCAGACAGGCAGGGGGAGGGGGTACCCCCGGCCAAAAACGCCTAAAAAAGCAGCAAAAGGGGCCGTTTTGGGCTGCTTTTGACCCCGGCCGGGCGGGTTTTCGGGGGATTTGCCCCAAAAATACCCCCGGGGGGTATAAATTCCGGGGCGCGAGGGGGCCGGCTCAAACGGCCGGGCGACCCCTGCAGCCCTCGGCCACCCTCGGCCGCCCTCGGCCTGCCCGAATCCTCCCTAAGACGCTTTGCCAACTTGCCCCGTCCCAAATTTTCCACACGCATCGGCGTGCTGGCCTGTCCAAAATAGCCCTTGACACGCCCAAACCTACGCCCTACATTGACCTCACCGCAACCCACCGAGACGAACGAAATGCCCGTCGCAAAGAAGAACCCCGTTGGCCGTCCCCGCAACCCGGACAGCCGCCCCTCGCAACTGCGTGCCCTGAAGCGCGGCGAATCGGTCAGCGAGCACCACCCGTGCAACGAGGCCGAAGTGCCGGACATGAAGCGCCGGCTGTCCAATGCGTTCCAGAAGGCCATCGAGCGTGCCCGCAAGGACTTCCCGAACCGCGAGTTCTCCGGTTGCACGGAAGCCGGCAGGATCGGTCGAACCAAAGTGCTCCAGGTGACCATCACCATCACCCGCACCAAGTGAGCCGGCCATGTGGCTTCGTCTGCACCATGCCAGCGTGATGGATGTCCTGCGCAACGGCCAGCACCGCGACGTCGAGATGCACTGCCGCTGCGTGCTGCGTGCCGGATTGCTGGACGACCTGCAGGACAGCCGCAAGCTCACCTTGATGCACGTCCTGGACCTGCTGGACTACATGCACCTGGCGGGCCACTCGTTCCGCACGGAATGGACGATCGCCAAGTCGGGCCAGTGGCATGACGTCAGCCTGCTGACCAGCGAAGCCGCCCGCACCTATGCGGCCATCCCGGACATCGTGCTCTACATCCGCCTCATCCCCACCCCGCCCACCAGCGCGCCCAGAATGTAGGGGCGTAGCTTTTGGCCCTTTCAAAAACCTCAACCACCCTACTCACTATGCGACTGACCAACACCATCCGCGACCAATTCGTCAACGCCGTGATGCGTGACGTTCCGGCCGGCACCGCCAAGTCCAAGGCGCACGTCCGATGCCTTGACGAGATGTATGACGCCCTGCGCGAGCACAGCATCGACCCCAAGGTGTTCGAGAAAATCATCGAGCTGGGTTTCGCCCGCCGCAGCACCCACTGGGTCAGCGGCCTGGGAGAACTGCCGTGCCCGGAAGACGTGGCCCCCGTGCTTGACGACCTCGTGAGCGCGGCGGCAGCCGAAAGCGAGAAGGTGCAGGGTGTTCGCAAGCAGGTTCGAACCCTCGCCTACGGCTGCACCACCCTGAAGCAGTTGCGCGAGGCCGCGCCCGACCTGGTCAAGTACATGCCGACCGACAAGACGCCGAAGGTCGACCGCACCGTGCCGGTCGTCCAGGTGGACATCATGGGCGTGCTCAAGGCAGCGGGGTGGGGCCAATGAACACCCTCATCCTCCCCCTGTTGCTATGGGCTTACGTCCTATGCGGCCCCGAGCAACCCGCCAGCATGACCATGGCCCTGTACGTCGGCTTGACCGTGCTGGCCGCCGTCACCGCCGTGCTCGGCGTCAACTTCAAGGCCGCGGTCATCAAGTGCCGCGACATGATCGAGGACGGCGATCCGCCGCACCAGCTGTGGCGTCTGTTCTCTGGAATGTTGGCCGTTGCGGCTTGCATCGACATCGGATGGCCGGCAATGGCCGCGGTGATTGGCTACGTCGGGCTGACCGAGGTGGTCTTCGAGATGGCCGCGCGGCCGATGGGAGAAGGTGATGAGCGCCCCTGAGCCCTGCAACGACTGCGCCCACCGCGATGTTCCGGCCCATGTCAAGCCCTGCGTTGACTGCATCACCCCGGCCGGTAGGTACGTCAATTTCCGGGAGCCCGTGATGGCCGACAGTGGCGAGTTCGACCCCAAGCTCAAGCGGCCTGCCTTCGGCGACAGCGTGCAGGTCAAGATCGACCCGAATGGCGAATGGGTCTACGTCGACCACACCGCCGTGGACTGGTCGAATGTCTACCGCTGGCGCTTGGGGTCTGTCCCCGTGCGTACCACCCCGGCACCAATGGACCCCCTCGCAACCCAGGTCGACGGCAGCCACTACAAGGGCCTGAAGATCCAGCCGGTGGAGTACATCCACGCCAACGGCATCGGCTACCTGGAGGGCAACGTCATCAAGTACGTCACCCGCCACGGCTCGAAGAACGGCGCGGCCGACGTGCGCAAGGCGCTGCACTACTGCCAGTTGCTGCTGAAGCTCAAGTACGGCGAGGACGCATGAGCGCGCAACACCCCTGGGGCCTCACCGATGCCCAGGCCCGCGTGCTCGACGCCATCGTGCAGGTCGGCACCATCAACGCCAGCACCGTCAAAATGTTGGGCGTGAGCCTGAGCACCATTGACACGCACTGGCGTGCCGCCGCCGAGAAGATCCCCGGGCCGTCCGTCTTCCACAAGCGCATGGCCTGGCGTGACGCACGAGGCCTGTGCCCCAGCCCGCCGCCCCCGGTGCCGGCCGTCGCCCTGCCATACGGGCTGACCGAGGTGCAGGCGCATGCGGTCGAGGCGGTCATCAAGCATGGCCGGCAGTACCTCGCGGCCCGTGCCATGGGTGTCAGCCGTGCCACCTTCCACGCTCGCTACCTGGGCGCGCTGCTCAAGCTCCCCGGGCACTCGGACTTTCTCAAACTGGAGGCATGGCGTGCCGCAACCCATCGTTGACAACCCCTGGGGCCTCACCCCGCGCGCCATCGAGGCACTGGATGCCTACGTGACGCACGGCGGGTCGGCCGAGGCTGCGCGTCACCTGGGCCGCGACGCGCACGCACTGGAGGCGATGGTCTGCCGCAGCCTGGACCAGCTGCCACCAGCACCCCGACTGCACAGGCTCATGTGGTGGCGCGAGTACCGGGGGCTGGTCCCGATGCCCGAGTGGCCGCCGATGCCCGAGTCGGCCCCCTACGGCCTATCTGTGCGCCAGGCCTGGGTGTGGGACTTGTACGCGGAGGGTGCTTCAGTGGCAGAGATTGCCGAACGACTGGGCGTAAGTCCTGGCGCGGTGTACAGCCATATCAAAGCCAGCGCCAGCAAGATCCCCGGCGAGCGCATGGGCAACAAGCAGGCAGCATGGAAGCGAGCGCGAGCATGTGGCACCGAGTAGCCTGGTTTCTCACCGGGGCGCTGTGCTCCGGGATGCTGGCCGTGTACCTGTGGCCCTTGCCGCCAGCTCCACCACCCCCGCCGGCCCCGGTGCAATGTGCAGTCCAGCAACACGTCGAGTGGTGGTTCAATTCAGACGTTGACAAGCGCGCCGCCATACGCCATATTTGCGTCATGGACCGCAAGGCCACCACTCACACCAGGAGAAGCAAATGAATGATGACGCGAACGCCCCCGCTCCGGTGGCGCATCCGGCCGATCGCATGTCAAGCGTGGCAAAGCTCAAGGCCGCCGATCTGAGGGCTCAAGGCTACGAGGTCGCCGGCTACGTGCTGGAAAAGGACGGCGACCGCAGCGCCGTGCTGTGGGATGCCGCCGTGCGGTGGGTCACGCCTGACGAGAGGCACCGCCTGATGCACGTCGAGGGCTCGCTCGCCGCCCCCGCCCCCGCTCCGGTGGCGCAGGCCGGCCGGTCTATGCGCATCACCGGCCCCGATGATGACGGCTTGCTGTGGCTGCACTTGACCCTGGAGTCGGGCCAGTGCGCCGCGTTCAACCTAGGGACTGCCGACCGATTCGCAGGTAAGGTCGCTGCCGAGTTCTCCGCCCCCGCTCCGGTGGCGTGGCTCTACACACTGGAGTACGGCAAGACGGTTGCAGACAAGAAGGTGTCGCTGTCACAGCTCAACTACCCGTTCGGCGTCTGCGGCGCGGACTACCTGCGAAGCAATGACGACGGCGTGAGCTATGTCCGCCCGACGCCGTTGTATGCAGTCCCAGCCCCCGCGCCTGTGCTGACCCCGGCACAGCAGCATGCCGATGAGATGGTTGAGGCCCTGACAGCGCTTCAGATGATGTTCAGGCCGATGGAGATTGCTGTCCTCGCCAAGATCGAGGCCACGGGCCAGGAAGGCGGTGCCGCATGAGCGACAAAGATGCGACGGGGCCAGTGGATCGGCCGGGCTGGGTGTCTGTTCCAAGAGAGCCGACGCCGGAAATGCTGCTAAAGATTTACAAGCAATGGGGCCTTCCGAGAGTCGAGTTGGCCGAGCTTTATGCCGACATGCTTGCCGCTGCGCCTGTTCCAGTGGGGGAGGTGTTGACGGCTGAGGCGATCAACAAGTGCGTGTGTGATTCCGGCCTCGCCTGTCTAGGTCTTGCGATCTTGCCCGACAACACGACCGAGTTTGTCCGCGCCGTCGAGCGCGCCTGTGCCGAGGCATGGGGCGTCACACTGGCCACGGGCCAGGAAGGGGGCAAGGATCATGGCTGACACGTCACTGAGCGTCTACGGGCTTCCGGTCCACGTTGAGCCGAAGCGGCCTCGCTACGTCCTGCCGCCCGATGTACCGCCGCCGACAGGCATGACGCGCGCTGAGTTCGCATCATGGTCGCGCATGGTCTGCGGTTTTCAGAAGCCGCTGGTGAAAGACGGTGAGGTCATGTGTATGGGCCGAGCCTTCCTGGTGAACGAGCGCACCTTCTACGAACTCAAGGCGGCAACCGCCACGAAGGAGCCCCGCAATGGCTGACACCAAGAGCAAGGCGCAAGCCTGCGCCGAATGGCTGGAGTACATGAGGTTCGGCCGCACGAAGCCCGAAGGCGACAAGGACCGCGAGGCCGCCGCCGAGCTGCGCCGCCTCGATGCGGTCGAGAAAGAGCGCGACGCGCTGGCCGACAGTTGCGCCACGAAGGCTGACCGGATCGACCGCCTGGGCGAGGCCGTCCACGATTGGCGCATCCGCTCCGAGAACGCCGAGGCCGAGCGCGACGCGCTGAAACAGGCGAACGAGGAATTCGCCAAGCGCCAGGAATGGTGGAACGTCAAGATGTTTGAGGTCGAGGCCGAGCGTGACGCGCTGCGGGCAGAGGTCGAGCGACTGAAAACCGCCGCCGGTCGGCCACCGGCATCAACCTGAAGGAGCACACCATGTGCCACTGCACCAAGCCCGCGCCGCGTCTGCTGCGCACCGAGCCCACCTGCGACGGTCGGCTGATCCACGTCTACAGCGACGGCAGCCGCGTGACCAAATACCCGGTCCGCAACAGCGTCTATTGACGTGAAGAACGCCCCCGGCAATCAACGTGCCCTGAGCACTTGGCGCAACACCCGCTTGCGCTGCGATTGCGGGGGCTACTGGTTCCCTCATCGTCGGATGGGCGGCGCGTGCGTCCACGGTCCCCGATCCGCCTACTACCTGGCCCTGCGCGCTGGCGCAACCCGCAGTGAAGCGGAGGCCGAAATGTGGGCCGACAAACTGGAGCAACTTCCATGAGCGAGAAATACCCCCACGGTGCGCTGGTCCGCGCGTGGCTGGACGGCAAGACCCTGCAGTACCTGGACGGCGAAGTCTGGGTTGACATTCCGAACGCCGACGTGGCCGACAAGCTCCCGCACCTGTACCGCAGCAGCACGGGCTACCGCATCAAGCCGGTGATGGTGCGCTACCGGGTGGCGCTGCTGGCACAGAGCAACGGGGAGCACTGTCCCGCCGCGGTGGACAGTTTGCAAGAGGAACACCGCCTGCAGGGTCGCCCGGGCTTCGTCCGCTGGCTCACCGACTGGACCGAGGTGCTGGCATGAGCGCCGTCGTCCAACTCAAGCCCAAGCCATCCAAGTCTCGCAAGGTGCTGCCCAAGCTGACCGCCAGCGATCAGCGCACGTTCGGTCAGGTCATCGCCGCGGTGGCGGCAGGCTTCCTGCCCGTGGCGTCCTACGTCATCGCGCACATCGAGGCCCCGGACCGCCCGTGGATGTGGCCGCTGGTGGTCGCCGCCCTGGTCTACAGCGCGCCGACCCTGGCCGACTGGTCCGAACGCTGGTGCAAGAACCGGTGGAAAGCCTGGGGCTTCACCGCGCTGCTGGAGGGCGTCATGGTGTTCAGCGCGATCGACTATCTGGCCATCACCGGCCTGGCGATCCTGGTGTCCATCAACGCGCACGCCGCATTCAAGGCCGCCAAGGGCAAGGCCTGAGATGTTCCACCAGCTGACCCTGCGGCACCGCTTGCCCGACCCGGAGCCGAGCCCCAAGCCGTGGATACCCTACGGCCTCACGCCGCTGCAGGCGGCAACCTGGGACGCGCTGGTGACCCACGGCTCACTGCCGGCCGCATCGCTGGCCACGGGCGTGCCCGTCAAGCGGCTCGAAGGCCGCATCGCCCAGGGTGCGCTGCGCATTCCTGGAAAATGCAAGCTGCACAAGATCATCGCGTGGGCGAAGGCCCGCAACCTGCCATGACACCCATGCTCACCTACATCGTCACGCCCGAGCACACCGTGCTGGACACCGCCGGCCGCATCGTCGGCGCGGTCGACCCCGAGGGCGGCCTGCAGCGGTTCTCAGGTCCCGGCCAGTCGCTGCAGGCCCTCCTGGATGCCGCCCCGCTGCGCCCCGGCGAGGTGGTCATCTGCCCGCAACGGCCCGTCACCCAGCCGTGACCCCCGCCTGGCTGTCCGCCAACGCCGCGCGCTACGGCTACGCCACGCCGCCGTGGTGGCTGCTGGACCTGAGCATGCCGGTCGAGCCCTGGCAGCAGTACGTCCGAGCGCAAGCCCTGGGATGCTGGCTGTTGGATCAAGGCCACGCTCCCGGGCTCAATTCAGCGGTGGACAGCGCAAGGTTGCTGATGGGGCTTGACGTTCTGGCGTAGTTCCGGCAGTATTAGGACACACACACTCACAGGAGCCCAGCAAATGACCCAAGGCACCGCCATCAAGATGACCCAGCGCATCAACGACCTGCGCTGGAACGCTTTCTGCACCCCGAGTCGCAACGAACGCGACCGGCTCAACTGGCTGGCCGACCGCATGGCCGAACGACTGAAGGAGGCCACCCGTGCCCACACCCACTGAGTACCGCGACGCCGGCCTGCTGTGCTGGATGTTCAACCAGAGCGCCTGGCGTGCGCGCCGCAGCGTGGTGCTGCGCCTGGACATGATCCGAAGGGGAGTGATGTGATGCGCGGACCGAACGATGACGCCGACGACGGCGAGGGCGACACGCCCGACGTGATGCGCGTGCAGATCGCCAAGCTGCACCCCGCCGCCAGGATGCCGACCTACGCCACAGACGGCAGCGGGGCGTTCGACCTGTACGCCGCCGAGGACATCCTGGTCTGGACGGCCCAGGAACAGGCATCGCTGGTGAACACCGGCCTGTCCTTCGCGGTGCCGGCAGGTCACGCCCTGCTGCTGTTCGCCCGCAGCGGCAACGCCAGCAAGCGAGGCATCCGACCGGCCAATTGCGTCGGCGTTGTGGACGCCGATTACCGTGGCCCCGTCATGGTTCCGCTGGTCAGCGACCACCCGCTGGAGGATGGCATGCTGGTCAAGGCCGGCGACCGCATCGCCCAGGGTATGGTCGTGCCGGCACCGCGTGTCGTGTTCGACATGGTGCTGTTCCTGTCGCCGACCGAGCGCGGCGCTGGCGGTTTTGGAAGTACAGGCGCATGACCACCACCCACCGCACCATCGACCTGGGCAGCGAGCCCCGCTCGGGCCGCACCACGCTGATGCTGGCCACGCTGGCGGGCCTGCAGCGCATGGGAACCGCCGCGCTGTACGTGACCGACACCAGCACCCGGTCAGCCCTGGCGCGTGCGCAGACGGGTCATGACCTGCGCTGCATGAGCGTTGAGCAATTCATCAAGTGCCAGGGCGCGGTGGACTACGCCGCGATCGGGCTGGACAATGTGGGCATGTGGGGCTACGCCTATCAGGACCGGGTGACCGAACTGATCCGGCACCGTCGCCCTGCGCTCATTCTCAGGAGCGACTGACCATGACCGAAATCGACCTCGGAAGCGTCAACCAAACGGGACGCACGACCATCATGTCCGCCATGCTGGACGGGCTTCGGTCACGGGGCTTCCTCGCAATCATGGTCAAGCCGACCGTGATATCTGCGCTTGAATTTTGGCGGAAACCCGGGCACAGCTTTCTCGTCTTGGACCCCATCTTGGCGATGCACCGGCTCCGGGACGAATTCGGCAGGACTGACCGCATCGCGGTCGGCCTGGACGACACCCACTTGTTTGACGCCCAGCCCATCCTTGACGAGCTTGCCGAAATGGCGAAGCATGGGCACACCGTCACCGTCATCACCGCGAGGTAGCCATGACCGACCCCATGATCCGCTGCAGGCCCCTCAAGCCCTGCCCGCACCAGGACCGTTGCGCCCGCTTCCTGCGCGTCATCCCGTTCGGTGGGACGGCGATGGACTTCAGCCGAGGCGAGCACGGCTGCAACGGCCGGTTCATCCCGGTGTTCACCGCGCCGGCGGGGGCCGCTCGCACGCACGACCACCCCGGGGGCAACCTGTGAAGACCTGGCAGCGCGCCCTCGTGGCGCTGGATCGCCCGCGCAGCCTCCTGGAACTGGCGTGCGCGATGTCGACCAGCAAGATGGTGGCCGCGACCGCAGTGCAATTGCTGGTCCGCCACGGGGCCGCCGCCTGCACCGGGGCGCTGTACTCGCGCACGCCGCGTGGCACGGCCTACCTGGGCGACATGGACCCGCAGGACTACGCGGACGCCCTGGGCCGCGACAGCGCCGACGTGGGTGAAATCGTGGCGCACGCCATCGCCACGCAGCCCACCAGCGTGTGGGACCTGGCGACTAGAACACCTCAGTGACCTGCGCGTTCACGCGCTTGCCGTAGCAGGTGATGATGCCGGTGTAGGCCGGGTAGCCCTTGGAGTCATAGAAGCAGCCCGGCTGCAGCACCAGGGTCGCACTGCCCGGCCCGCAACCCAGGCCGAACTTGACCCGCAGGGGCTCCGTGTCGTGGTCGTTCAGGATGTAGAAGCGCCGCCGCTTGGCGTTCGCCTGGGCCAGCGCCAGCAGGCCGCGCCCCTCGACCGCCACGACCGTTGCGCCGGGCATCCCCACGTCGTCAGCTGCGAGCGTCACGCTCAGGGAGCCGGAACTGTGATGGCGGCCGATGCGCATGGGAAGAACCGCCAGGAGCGCGGTGAGTCGGCGAAGGATGCCGCCGGGATGCGTGGGGGCCTGGGCGGCCGGCGCAGCCTGGGGTTGCAGCACGCGACCTTCGCGGTCGACCGGGGTGACCAGCACCGACCCGCACGGGGTGGCCTTCGGTGTGACCCGAGGACCGCCCTCGTCGCAGTCGAGCATCACTTGAACGCTAGCCAAGCCTTCAGGGCCGACCAGCCTCCGGTGAAGTAGATGACCGCGCAGATGGCGGCCCACAGGGTGACGCGCTTGAAGACCACGCCCACGCCGTCGAACAGCCAGGCACCGGCCTTGCGCTGCGCGTGGTCCTGAGCAGCCTCGATGCCGGCGGACCAGAAGGCGCGCATGACTTCCTTGTCGGATACGACCGCCTTGATGACGGCCACGCCCTCATCCCGGATCGCCTTGCGCACCACATCGGGGTCCAGATCGCCCCAGCCCGTGTCAGAACCCATGAACCGCCCCACTGCGAGAATTGCCAGATTGTGACCCATTTGGCGCTCCCAGCCGGTCTGTACCGGGATGATCGTACCCCCGCAACCAGGGGATTGCCTTAAAACAGGGCGAGCATCCGATGCTGGCCAGAAGGCGTGGCGACTCCAGGCTCCAGCACGGCGAAGGCGACCACCTTACCGGCGTCCATCGTGGTGCTGGCAGTGCCCAGCACGGCAAAGGTCACGACCTTGGTGGCCTCGACCCGATCCGTGCTTGAGCCCAGCACCGCGTGGGCTACGACCTTGGCGGCGTCCATGTCAGGTGATCGACTTGACGCCGACGTTGAAGCCAGCGGCGGTCAGGTCGGTATAGCCCCACGCGCCGGACGTGCCCGGGTTCACGTCAAAGTTGTTCACCACCGGCTGCATGGATGCGACCAGGGACTTGTTCGCGCTCCAGTGGTCGGCGCTGGCCGTGCGCACGCCGATCTGCATGTTCTGCGGGCCGGTGCCGCCACGCTGCGCCCGTGCCCACACGGCCAGGCCCTTGACGGAAGGGTTCCCGGTGATGCGCGTGTTCGTCACGGCGAACTGGGCGACCTGGTTGGCCGTCGCGCTGCTGATGATCGTCGCGTCGCTGTTCGTCGTCTCGTTGACGTCGGTGTAGCTGCCGCTGTCGAACGTGAAGGCGTTGCCGTTGGCGCTCGGTTCCATCGTGGCCAGGGTCATGCTGCGGGTGTCGTCGGTGTGGACGATGGGCTCGGACCACATGCACGCCCGCCCGTTCCCACTATACGACCCGAGATGAATGCCGCTCAAGGTCGTCGCGCTGTCAGTCGTGACGTCGCCCGAGTAATCCAGCATGAGGGTTCCGTTGTTGTAGAGCTTGACGTTTCCCGAAGTTCCGTAGGTAATTTGAACGTCAATTTTGGACAGCGTGCTACTACTCGGAGTCCATGACGAAGTTCCGAGTAGGGTCTCAGTTCCAGCGGAATTCACTTTGTACAATGAAATTGCCGAACCAGCCGAAGCGGGTTTAAAACGAAGACGAATCGTTGCACCGTCCAGAAACTGGAGCATCCATCCGATCCCGCTGGCCGCCGTGGTGCTGGAGTACATCCGCGCGGTAAACCAAAAGGCGGACGCCGCCGAGAAACTTCCTCGCCAGCCGTCCGACTGCGGGGTTTGCACACTTGCACCGGCCACCAGCGCACACCGCGCGAACCCCGTGCGCCGCGCCGCCGTGGTGGCGGTATCGACGGACGTTGTTCCCACCGTCGTGAAGCAAATATCCTCGCCGCCTGCAAACAGGATGCCCATGTCAATACCCCTTAGCCACAGCGACCAGACGGTATTTGCCGGCCGCAGAGTTGTAGATGAATCCGAGGACGTCGGTTGCGCCGGCCGTCGTGGTTGCGGTAAACGATGTGATGTCGGTGCCGTAGCTGACCGACGTGCCCAGGGTGACGGTGCGCGAGCCGGTGCCGTCCTGGGTCAACTCCACCAGCACCTTCTGGCCGTCCGCCGCGCCCGTGAAGTTGAGCGTCAGGTTGCCGGTGAGCGTCATGCGGTGCAGGCGGCTGTCCGACTGTCCCGTCACGTCGATGGTCGTGCTTGCGCCGTAGGTGACCGTCACGGGGGCGGCCACGGTGCGGCTGATGGTGAGCGTGTTGCTCGCATCGTCGTAGGTCAGCCCAATACCCGCGCCGGCCACCAGAAGCGTCGCCACGCGGTCGTCCACGGCCTCGGAGAAGTCGCTGATGGTGCTCGCCGCTTGCGTGCCGGTGTGGTTCGCCCGCGCCAGCAGGGTCGCGTCGCTGCTGTTGGCCGTGGCCCCCGTGGCGATGCCTGCCAGCTTGGTGTGCTGCGCTGGGGCCATCAGGCCTGCGTTCGTACCATCCGCCAGCGTCAGCACGGCGTCAGCACCCGCGTCGTTCGTGACGGTGCCACCGGTCGGGCTGGCCGTGTAGCCCAGCGCCACGGATGTCGTGGCCAGCGCCAGAAGGTCCGCCACGGTGGTCTGATGGCTCACGCCGCCGGCCACCACGTAGACGAGCGCGGTGCCGTCTAGCGCGATGCCAGCATCGGTCAGTTCGGAGAGTTTCAGGTCAGCCATCGTGGGTCACTCCAGGGCCAGGCGAACGCCCGTCTCAAGCAGGAGCCGGTCGCCGGATTCTAGGGCGAGCGCGGGCGGGTGGATGTACAGGTCGCAGAATTGGGCCTGGAACGAGTCGTGCCCCGTCCGGCTGGCGGCCACCTGCACGCGGACATTGCCGTAGACCGTGCCCGGGAGGGTGTGGGTCTGCGACGAGGTGGTGTGCGTGTGGGTGGTGTCACCCGTGACCGTGACGTGGTAGGCGGTGCTGGCCTCCGCGCCCTGGTCGGCCGCATCCTGCAGGACAACCTGGGTGGCGGCGCGCGTGCGGGTGGTCCAGGTCAGCACCGGCTCGGACTCGGCCTCGGCCGGGTAGAACTGCCCGTTGATCTGGAACGCGCCCGGGGCGATCGGCTTGTGCGCGCGGCTGGCCGTGGTGATCGTGGTGACGGCTTCCTCGCCGGCCACCTGGGCGTCCGACAGCGTGCTGGTCAGCGCGCCCATTGCCACCGTCGTGTCGGTTGCCAGCGCCAGCGCCGGCCGCGTGTAGATGCTGGTGATGACCCACACGCGAGCGCCCGCGACGTGGGCCGCCGGCACGGTGTCCAGCGAGCCCCGCGCGCACTGGCCGAACGTCACGGTGCCGTCCGGGTTGCGGGTCAGCGTGCGGTAGGCCAGCAGTTCACCGTCGATCTGCAGCAGCGCCTGGCCGGCGTCGTACTGCGCCGCGTTCGGGCTCGCCAGGGTCGACGGTAGATTCGCCACGGTCAGCGTCAGGTCAACCTCGGACGCGCCCGTCCACTGCGCCAGCGCCGTGTTGAGCACGGCCACCGCGGCGAACGGGTAGGGCGTCGTGTCGGCATAGGAGCCGTCCGTGACCACCTTGTAGGTGACGTGCCCGCTGTTGGGCGCGACGACCCCATAGATCAGGTCGCGCGTCTCGGCCCGGGTCCAATGGTAGGGCTGCTCGACCAGCAGTGCCTCGGTCACCTGCCGGGCCTCGACGCCCGCGCCGGACCAGCCCGAGGCCGGCGGCACGGTGAAGGTGTTGCTGTCGGTGCTGAACACGTCCTCCAGGGCCTCAACCGTGACGACCGGCGACTCCAGGGTGCCGTAGTTCACCTTCGTCGCGCGGTAGACCGCGCTCAGGGTCGGGCGCTCCCATTCCAGGCGGAAGGCCATCCCAGGCCGCAGCACGGACAACTCGGCCGCAGTGCCCCCCAGGGACACCTTGGACAGCGGGTAGCTGACCGTGCGCAGCAGGCGCGTCGCGGCGAACACGGCGGGCTCCGGGCTCATGAACCCAGGCAGGTCCACCGATTCCAGATCCGCCACGTTGCCCACGCTGGCCAGCGCCGCCGACTGCTGGGCCTGGATCGCGCCGGTTTCGTAGTTGCGCGACCGATCGGTGTAGGTCACCTTGACCGTGTTGCGCAACTCGGTCCAGCTGATGCGGCTGACCGCCGCCTTGGACAGCACCTGCTTGTCCAGCACCAGCGCGGGCTCACCCACGTCGCGGATCAGCACCAGCGTGTACAGGCCGGTCGCCGGGTCTTCGTAGACCGTGCCGTCCACATACTTCAGCAGCGAGGCCACGACCGAATCCAGGGTGTCGGCGCTGGAGAGGCGCAAGCTGATGCCCAGGCCCTCGTCCTTGACTTGCACGGCGGCGGCCCGCCACGAGGCCAGATCAAAGCGGCTGGACGGCTCGCCGGCACCCCAGATCGGGTCCGTCATGCACTCGTACAGGAAGGCGATCGGGTTCGCGTCGTCCGTGCCGATGCGGTGCGCGTCGCCGGTCAGCCCGAGCGTGTTCGGCCACCGCTGCAGCACGGGCGCGAAGGGCTTCAAGCGCGGGCTGGTTCCCCAGTAGAAATTCCGGGCCACGGCGTAGCACACACGCCGGAACGAGGGCGTCTCGGCCCCGATCAGCGTGTTGACCTCGATGTCGCGCGTCTGCGTCGTCGTGCCTTTGTAGAGGCGCATCGTGCCGGCAACGCCGCCCTCCTGCTGGTCTCCGCCGAACAGGCCCGGGGCGTTGATCGCCAGATCCCAGTAGTCGATCGTCTCGGTCGCCGTGTAGGCGACCACGTTGTCCTCGAAGCGGATTTCCTTGATGCCGTCGATCGGGCCGAACGCAAAAGTCAGCTGCACGGTCAGGTTGTATCGGTAACCGGTCACCACCCCCTGCTGGGTGATGGCGTTGGCCGATAGCCCACCGAACCAGGACACGTTCTGCCCGTCGAGCTTGACCGTGCCCACGAACACCGGCACGGTACTGCCTTCGCTGATGTTCGGCGCGTCGACCTCGGCCAGCGTGGCGGCCTTGGCGTCCTCGCCCGTGCGGCTGGGCGCGAAGACGCGGCTCGCGTAGGCAAAGAAGACGGCCCAGGCCAGTTGAATGAGGAAGTTCATGGTGTCACCAGCCTGGGGGAGGGCCACCGCTTGCGTAGCCACTGCGGGTGCCAACGCTTGCGGTGAAGCCCACGCTCATGTCACCTTCCGCCAGCACCAAGCCCGTGCTGCGGCGGCGAACGCGAATGTGGACCGTCCGAATTGTGTAAATGCTGGCCATCGCCCCACCGTTCGGGTTCATGATTTCTGACGCCCAAACGTCCATTGAGGCCGCCTGATTAGACGTCAGCGGAAGCCAAGTATTCCACCCTGCGCCGAGTACCACCCGAGGGTTTGCATCCGAGGCGACACCAGTTGAATCAAACCAGATGTCAAGGTCCGACACGACAGCCGGCGGGCACGGGTTCGGGCTGATGTAGCGCCCGGGGAACGCGATGCCGACCGAAAGCACGCCGGAAGTGCTTGCGCTGATGGGACGGGTACTGATGACCGTTCCGCCGTAACTACCCGGGACCGTCACCCGCACCTTCTGCGGCGAAAGCGTCAGGAGATACCCGCCGCCCAGGTCGTAGGTCGTGCCGGACGGCGGCGCGGTCGGCGTCGGACCCGCCAGGTAGAAGGCGCTGCGGTTGAACGGGTTGACCGCCGGCAGGCGCTCCCAGCCCAGGAAGTGGACGAGGTTGTTGTACCGACCCGCGCAGTCGGCCTCGGTGCGCCGGCATCCCGGGTACACCTTCCACTGCTCGCCGTCCACAATGTTCTGGAACGCCCCTTGCAGGGTCAACGCCCCGCCGACGTTCTGCTCAATGAACCGGCGGTCGCCATCGGCCACGCGCTCCACGTAGCCGTTGCTCAGGTCGCCGTTCTCGTGGTCGCCCGTGATCGTCATGACCGACCCGACGAACGCGCTGGCGGCCAGGGTGTACGGCCCCAGCAGGAACGAGTCCCGATTGAGCGTGCAGCCGGCGCTGAACAACTGCCAGTTGCAGCCCGACTGATAGGTCAGCCACGGGATCTTGCGCTTGCTGGCCACCGCGCCGCGAGGCACGCAGTTGATGGCCGCCTTGGGGCCGTCCAGGCTCACGCTGGTGGCCTTGCCGGTGAACACGGTGTCTGCCGACGTCGCGCCGCGCTGCACGCGCTGAATCAGCACGTCGACCGGGCGGGCGCTCAGGCCCGCCAGCATTTGCAGCGCGAAGGGGTTCGTGTCCCCGGCCTCGACCGTCACGTCCGACGACAGTTCCCCGATGGTGCGGGTCACCTCGGAGCGCGTGATGGCCTCGGGGATGAACGTCAGGCCTTGGAACACATAGGGGGCCGAGTCGGTGCAGTAGCGCCACACCAGTGTCGTGTCTGGCACGGTGAAGGTGTAAAGCTCCACCGGGTCGTCGCCGTCAACCCAGTCGGCGGGGTCAATGATGGTCGGCGGCGGGACGACGACGGGCGGCTCCAGCACCGCGAAGGCGACCACCTTGCTGGCCTCGGCCCGCGCCGCGCTGGAGCCCAGGACCGCGAAGGCCGACACGCCGGACGCCTGCACCTGGTCGGTGCTGGAGCCCAGGATGGCGTGGGCGACGACTTTGGATGCGTCCATTAGACCGACGTGATCGTGCAGGTTGAGGGGGTGCCCAGCGCGGCCAGCGCGCTCGACTCGGCGACCGTCAGAGTGTAGACGGACCCGACGATGCCCATGCCGGCCCGCAGATCCACGCCGCCCGTGTCAACGGCCACCGGGATCGTCACCACCAGCGACGTGTCGCCGGCCGGGATCGTCACGTTCCAGGAGGCCGTCACGCTCGGGAACCCGCCGTTGGCCGTGGTCGCCGTGATCGTGGCCACCAGATCGCCCGCCAGCGCGGCCGACAGCGTGAGCGTGGCGCTGGCCACGGCCTCGACGCCCACCACGCGGGTAAACGCGCTGTTGGCCCACTGCAGGGTCGGCAGGCCCCCACCAGTACCTCCCGCCACGGTGCCGCTGGTCGGCACGTCCTGGCTCCCGCTGCCCACGTCAACCGCCATGACCGGCAGGCGCACCTGGGCAACCCGGTTCGTCAGGTGCGAGATGCTGACCGTCTCGATGGCCAGCCGGCAGCGGGACACCCACGACTGCCGCCACACGTCGGCCAGCGCGATCGGCCCCGGGTCGTTGCGCAGGGTGACCCCGGTCCCGGTGATGGCGCTGGCCGACTCGCGCACCTCCCCGCCGACGTGGGTGATGTGGACACCCATGCGCAGGACCGGCGGCGCGAGGTGCTGGCCGTTGTTCTCCAGCACCAGATCCGCCCCGGCGATGTCCTCGGCCAGCCCCAGGTCGCGCAGCGGGCTGGCGGCCCAGAACGAGACAGCTGGGCCACGGTGCGCGGACAGGAACTGACGCAACTGGGCAGTCTTGGCGCGATCGTCCAGCAACACGTCCAGCGACCACTGCGGCGACGTGCGATCGACCGACAGCCGGCGCGACAGCACACCCACGCCCGGGTCGAACACGTCCGCCTGGGTGCTGACCGACACGTCGGGCTGGCCGGCCCAGTTGTGGGCGAAGGTCAGGAAGTGGTTGCGCGGGTCGTCGGCGGGTACCCCGGTCGGGAACACATCGGTCCACACGGTCGGGTCGTAGCGTTCCAGGGTCGGCGCGTAGCCCGGCACCTGCTCAAACACCCAGGCCACGGTGAGCACGGTGGGTGTGGGCGACGGCAGCGACTGGTTGGCCTGCAGTTGCATGAACTGCAGGGGTGCGATGCGCACGCCCGCCGCGAACGCCGCCGGCAGGGGGTCGTAGAAGCCGATGAAGTCCGAGCCGACGTCGGACACCTGCATGACCTCGAAGTCGCGCGTGCCGGCCCACAAGATGACCCAGCCGTCGACCTGGGCCAGCGTCTCCAGGCTGTCCAGCGTCTCGACCTCCAGCGCGCCCGAGGCGGCATCCGCCGACAAGCGCGTCACCCCGTACCACAAGGGCACGGCGAACGTGCGCGCGCCCCACGCCTCGACCACGTTGCGAAGCAGCGGCACATCAGTGCCGGTCACGAGCGTGTTGAACTCGATGGCCTGGCGCGGCTCGCGGCGCAGGTTGCGGCGATGCTCCACGCCGGCCTGGCTGGTGTGCGCGCCCATCTTCCAGCCCAGGCGCTCGACCACCGGCACGGACCAGTCCGGCTCGAACGGCAGGACCAGCGCGACGTGCTCGGCGTCCGGCACGTCCTCCCACGGCTTGAATGGCGTCATGCCAGCACCTTCTTGATGGTCGTGCGGTTGAGGGTCATGGCGTTGATGAGCGCCCGCTGGCCGATGGTGGTGCCCAGGCCGGCGCTGGCGACCTCGCCCGGGTCGATCGTGTTGACGATGGTGACCCCGCCGCCGGCCGACTTGCCGCCGTTCAGGGCGTGGCGCGGATCGTTGCGGGTCAGCACTTCCTCGTTGTTCATCAGGATCGCCGGCACCTCGCCAGGCTTGAGGCCCGGGATGCCGCCCGCGTGGTAGCGCGCGGCGTTGGCGAACAGGCCGGGGCTGACGGTGCGGCTGCTGCCCCGCGCGCCCACCATGCCGCCCGAGTGCTTTGTGCCCACCGCCGCACCGGCCACGGTGCTGAACAGCGACTGCGCGCCGGCTGACCCCTGCAGGGCGTTGAGCACCCGCTGCTGGGCGATCATGATGAGGATGTTGCGCACGAACGACTTGGCGAAGTCCCCGAACGACTGGTCGGCGCTGGCGATGGCGTTGACGAACCCGCTGGCGAAGTCCTGTTGCAGCGACCGGCTGGTTTCGGCGATCTTCTGGCCGGCGACGTCCAGCGAGCCGATGAATGCGTTCAACTGCGCCGCCTTCGTGACGTCGCCCAGCGCCAGCGCCAGGTCGCGCGCCGCCGTGGCCGTCTCGATCAGCTTGTCCTTGTAGGCCGCCGCGATGTCCAGGCGCTCCTGGTCACTACCCGGGCCGGGCCGCAGCGCCTCGGACTCGGCCACGCGGGCGTCGCGCTCGGCGGTCAGGCGCTGCAACTCGACGTCCAGGGCCTTGAGTTCCGCCTGCTTGGCGGCGCGCTCCGGGTCGGCCGCGGTCAGCTTGGTGATGCGGGCGCGGGCCTCCGCAGCCTTCAGGACGTTGCCCTGGGCGATGGCCAGGGCTTCCTCGGCCCTGGTGGCTTCCACGATGCGCGCCGTGTAGTCGGCGACCGTGGCGGCCTGGTCGCGCACCAGTTGCGCCTGGGCGGCCGGGTCATCACCGGCACGGATGCGCTGAAGCTCCAGCTGCGCGTCGCGCTCGGCCTCCAGCGCCTTGACGCGCTCACCTGCCGCCTTTAACTCGAAGTCCGCCCGGATGCTGGCCTTGACGCGCTCGACCTCGGCCTCGGCCTGGGCGCGCAGCAGCGCCGCCTCGCCGACGTTGAACGCCTCGATCTTGGCGATGTTGTCAAACAGGTTCAGGTACTGCTGGTCAACCGCCGCCAGCGCCGCGTCCAGGTCCGTCGCCTCTTTCTTGGCGGCGCGCAGGCTCAAGGCCCCCACGTCCTTGCGGGCGCTGGCCACCAGTGCGTCCTGCTCTTTCTTGAGGCGCAGGGCTTCCTTGTCGGTTCCGGCCGCGCCGCCGATCGCCTGCTGGCGCAGCGCGGCTTTCTCGGCTTCGCTCAGGCCGGCGGGCAGCGCGTTGATCCCCGCGTCGGCAGCGTTCAGCAGCCCACGATTGCTGGGCGGCTTGTTGCGGTCGGCCATGTTGGCGTCCAGCCCCGCGAACGCATCGTTCATCAGGCTGACCTCGCCCTTGATGCCCTCGCGCATCTTCCGCGTCTCGTCCAGCACGGCCTTTCGAGCGTCGGCGGCCGACTGCTTCAGGCTGTCCTCCAGGCCAGCGCCGAACTGTCCCAGGCCCGCCTCGATCTTGGCGGCCATGTCCTCCAGGCCCAGGAAGCGCGCGGCAGCGGCCAGCACCTTGCCCAGCGACTGCATGCGGTCGGTGACGGCGGACACGAGGCTCGCAAAGCCCTCCAGCACCAGCAGTTTCACACCGGCCACGACGATGTTGGCCGCGCCCTTGACCGCCTCGATGGCGATGGCGATACCCGACACGATCGCAGCGCCGGCCTTGCGCACCATCAGCGATTGGTCGTACAGCCATTCGCCCACCTTGAAGCCGACCAGGGCGGCCAGCACGGGTAGCAGCACGGTCTTGATGGCCGCGCCCAGAGAAGCGAACGAGATGGCAAGCCCCTCCGTGGCGGTCGCGGCGACCACGGCGGCATCAGCCCAGGCGGCGATCTTGGCGACGGCCAGCCCGGTGACCACGAACGCGATGGCCACGCCCAGTCCGCGCATGGCGGCGTTCCAGTCCACGGTGATGCCCAGGGCATCGCCCATCGGCCCCGTCACGCCCGTGACCAGATCGCGCACCGATGCCAGCGCCGACCCGACCGTGCGGAAGCCGTCGAGCATGCCGCGCACCGCTTGCGCCACGTAGCCGGCGGCGTCGCCCAGCAGGGTGAACGCCGCGCCCAGGTCACGCGCCAACTGCTGGCCCTCGGCGGACTTCAGGAACTCGGTCAAGCTCTTGGCCAGCCGGGTCATGGACTCCAGGAACCCCGAGTCGGCGACGATCGTGCGGAAGTTGAACAGGCTGGTCTGCAGCCGGCCCAGTTCCGCATCGAAGCGGGCGCTGGCTGGCACCACCTGACCGGCGATGCTCTTGCGGTACTCGTCGGCGAACAGCTTGATGGCGGCCGGGGCTTTGATCGCGCCCTTCTCGAACAGCTTGTCGAGTTGGTCGACCGGGATGTCCAGCGCGCGGGCGAATGTGGTGACTGCACCTGGCAAGCGGTCGGCGATCTGGCCGCGCAGTTCTTCGGCCTGCACCTTGCCCTTGCCCAGCGACTGCTCCAGCGCCCGGAACACGCCGGCCGTGTCGTCGGCGCTCAGGCCGAACACGCGGGTCGTGGTGGCGAAGGACTCGAAGATTTGCCGGGTGTCGGCGATGCTCAGGCCGGCGCTGGTCGCGCTGATGGCGAACCGACCATAGGCCGCGCCGACCGCCTTCAGGTCCACACCCAGGCGCTCGGCGCTCGCGCGCACGAAGTCCATTTCCTGGGCGACCACCTTCGGGTCGTTGCCGAACGCCACGCCCAGCTGCGTCGTCAGGCGCTGGTTGGCCTGGGCGGTGTCCAGCACGGCCTTGGCCTCGGACAGCACGCCAAACAGGCCCACGTAGGCCGCCGTCAGCGACAGGATCTGCCCACGGATGCGCTGATACAGGCTCAGGCTGGTGCGCTGAAGCTCAAAGCCGTTCTTCTGCTCGGCGTTGGCCTTGGCCACCGTGCGGCCCAGGGTGGTCTGCGCGTCGCTGGCCGCGTCATAGGACGCCTTGAGGCGGCTGGCCGTGGCCAGCAGGCGTTCCTGCTCGGCGTTGAGCTTGCCGGTGTCGATGCCCGCGTCGGCCAACTGCCGGCCGTACCGCTGCACGGTGCCCTGGGTCGTCTCCAGGGCCTTGGTGAGCCGAAGCGCCTCGGCGCTCGACTCGCGGATGCTGCGCTGCAGGCCGGCGTCCTCGGCCTCGGCGGTGCGGGCGGCCTGGGCCAGATCCAGCAGGCGTGTGCGCACGGCGGCCAGTTCAGCCTCCAGGCGGACGGCCTCGGCCTGGGCTTGCGCGAAGCTGTCGACCAGGGCGGCCTGCCCCTGCACGGACTTGATGGCGTCACCCAGGAAGCGGTATCCGGTGGCCAGCGCCCGCGTTTCGTCCGCACCCAGGCTCGCGCCCTTGGCGGCCTTGGCCTGCAGTGCGTCGACCTGGCGCAGCGTGTCCTCGACCGCGGTGAGCGACTGGACGGCCTTGCTCGCAGGGTCCACCAGCCCGCGCATTTCCTCGGCCAGCTTGCGCACCGGCTCGGGCTTGACCCCGGCGGTGCTGACCTGCTGGGTGGCCGCAGCGGCGCGCTCGGCGTCGGCGGCAAGCTCGCGCAGTCCTTCCTGGACGCGTTTCTGGATGTCCGCTTCCTTCTGGCGCTGGGCCAGCGCGGTTTCCCGCTGCTTCTCCAGGGCGGCCAGGCGCGACTGCTCGGCCGCGCGTTCCTGGGCGGTGCGAGCCTGCTGGGCGGACACGGCAGCATCGGCAGCGGCCAGCCGTTCCTTGATCGCCAGCACGTCGCGGGCGATGCTCGCTTCCTGCTCGGCCAGGGCCTTGCGGCGGATCGCCTCCGCTTCCTCGTCCGCCTTGCGCTTGGCCGCAGCTGCGCGCACCGCCTCGTCCCGGCGGCGCATGTTCGCCTCGGCCTGCACCGCCGCGTCATCGGCGCGCTTCTCGGCCTGCACCAGCGCGTCGTAGCCGTCGACCAGTTCCTGGATGCTGATGCCGCGCAGTTCCGCGCCGCGCTTGGCGGCGTTCTCGGCGGTGATCGCCGACTTCAGCAGGCGCTCCTGCTCCTTCAGCGTGGCGTTGAGCGCGGCCAGCGCCGCCTTCTGGTCGTCGGTCTTGCGCTTGCCAGCCTCCAGGGTGTCCTGGAACTGCTTGATGGCGGCCTTGGCGGCGTCCACGCCCTCGCGGGCCTGGGTGGCGGCCTTGCCTGCCTCCATGAACTGCTCGGCCAGCCCTCGGCGTGCCGTGAGTTCGTTGGCGACTTTCTTGAAGTCCTCGGCCGCGATCGACAGTTCGCGGAAGGTCCGCGTGGCCGGGCCGCCAGCCGCCTCAAGGGCGTCAAGCCCTCCGGTCAGCCGGCCCAGGGTTGCCTGCAGTTCGTCCAGCGTCTTGCTGGTCAGATCCTTGGCCCGGATGACCAGATCGACACTGTTCTCACTCGTCGCCATGCTGTAGCCCCTTGACCATCTTGCCGAACTCTTTCCCGCCGCCCAGCGCCGACCCGATGGCCCCCTGCACCAGCAGGGCGTCGGTCACATGGCGCTGGTTGACTCGTTGGGTGGCGATTGTCGCCTCAGTCCACAAGATCCCCAAGGGATAGCGGGCCGCGTCGGGGTGACCCTCGGCCATCAGCAGGCTGACCTGCCGGCGAACTCTTAGGAGCCAAGCGAGGGGGTCGGCACCCGGGCGGCTGCGGCGGCCCCGGCCACCATGTTGCGCAGACGCCCCGCCAAGTTTGGGAGGGCACCCGGGTCGCTCACGGTCAACTCGGCGATGTCCAGCAAGGCCTGGATCTGGATTGGCGCGGGCAGTTGCGCGGCCTTGCCCACGGCCTCGGGCTCATCGGCGGCCAGGGCGATGCCCAGGGCCACCAGGGTCGGCAGGATGCGCACGAGTTCGATGGCGGCCTCGGTCGGGTTGTCCTGGTTGGACTGGAACACGCCGATGGCGGCCAGGAAGTCCTCGCGGCGGTTCGTCAGCAGCAGGCTGAAGTCGAACGACGAGAGGCCACGGACCACCAGCGGCTCGGGGGAGCCCGGGATGGCGATGGTGCGGCGGGGGATGACGATGTTGGAGAGGGACATGGCTCAGTGGGGGATGATGCTGGCGAAGAACATGGCGGTGTTGAACGCCCCGAGGAACAGGAGCGGGACCGTCATGCGGCTGTTGCTGCGGTACGCCCCGCGCGCCACGACAAAGCACACGATGGCGACGGGTAGCGTGAGGAAGGGGATGATGGACATGTGACGGCCTCGGGTTATGGTAAACATAGTTTACGGCGTACACGCCCCGGCCGTCAAGCGCCCATGAAAAAAGGGAGCCCGAAGGCTCCCCAAGGTCCACTCACAGAGGAAATCAGGCGGGGCGACCGTCAATGTAGACGGCGGCGGTCGTGCTGTTCTTGGCCAGCACTTCCAGGTTGAAGGACATGACCTGCCAGTCGTCGCCCTTGAGCGCGAAGTCACCGTTGGGGGTGATCGTCACGCTGGGCAGCAGGTAGTCGCGCTTGGTGCCCTCGGGGTTGAACGACACCAGCTTGAGGACGCCCTTGGCTTCCGTGCCGGCGCTGATGACGCGCTCGCGGGTGCTGGCGGCGACATCGTAGGTGACGACGAGGGGGTCCAGGTCCAGGCCCTCCAAGTCAATTCCGCCCAGCAGGTGGATCTGACCGGCGGCCTCGTCCAGTTCGTAGTCCGTCCCGAGCACCTGGGCCACCCCACCCAGCGTCACGGTGTCAACGGTCACGTTGCGGTAGCCCTGCGGGTTCGCATCGGTCACGCCCAGTTGGATGTAGGCACCAGCCGACAGCGTGCCGCCAGCGAAGGTTTCGGTCTGTGCGGTCAGCGCACCCTGGGTGACGGTCGACTTCCCACCCATGAAGAACAGCGCCAGGTTGTCGGCGTTGATGTTGTCGCATTCCATCGTGCCGGTGTAGTCCACCGACAGCGTGACGTTGCGATCCTTCACCTTCAGGCCGCGGTCGGCGCTGAAGTGGGCCAGCTTCTCGACGGACGCCGACAGGTTGAAGCCCGGGGTGTTGCCGAAGTAGCGGCCATCCTTGGACGGCGTGGTGGTGCCGGCCAGGAACGGGAAGAAATAGAGTTCGCCACGACCGAGGGTGATGTCGTCGGCAGCATGGGTGAATGCCATGGTGTGCTCCTAGAAAACCTCAGTTGAGGCGATACGGGTCAGCCAAGTGCTCGACCACTTCGAGTCGGACACGCATGTAGAAGTATGCCATGCTGGACAGATCGTCCGGCGGGCGCACGATGCCGGGCTCCATGTTGAAGTCGGCGATGAGCCCACCCAGGCGGAAGTACGGGCTGGTGGTCAGCATGATGCGGGCCAAGGCCTTCTTGATGTCAGCCATCAGCAGGTGCGCCGGGTCGGTCGGGTGATCCTGGTCGTCCTCGGCGTGCCCCTGCAGCAGCAGGATCAAGCTGTCCTTCTGCGTGGGTTGCCAGCCTGCGCGGATCGGCTCCCGGTCGGGGTTCAGCGTCTCCATGAGCACCACGCGAGGCATGGCCTCACGCGCGCTGAAGGTGATCCGACCGCGATGCACCTTGCCGGCCAGATCGTGTTGATAACCATTCGCAACTGCGACCTCGGTTTCCAGCACGTTGGTCAGAGCCTTGGCGATTGCCAGGCGCTTGCTGTCAGCCATTGATGACCCTCACGATCTGCCGCGAGAACTCGCGGTTCAGGTAGTTCTCGACGTCCGGCACCGATGCGGGCGCGAGGCGGCGCATCAGCTGGTCCGGGCTCGGGCCGAACAGGACGTAGACGTCCGTGCCCTTGATGCGGCGAGCGCCCCGGGAGTTGTCCAGGGGCTGCTTGGAGCGCACCGCGATGCCCACGGCACCGTTCGGTGCGCGCACGTAGAAGGCGCGCTTGAGGTTGACCGTAGATCCACCGGCCTTGATGCGGACCTTGACGGGGCCGGCGCTCGGGCCGAATCCCACGTCGCCGACCTTGAACCGGCTCAGGCTGTAGGGCTGGCGGCTCGCGGTCAGGATGGCCTGCAGGTCGGCCGTGTTGGCGCGGCGGCTGACGTAGAACTGCCGGTTAGAGAACGCGGACTCGGCCAGCGTCACCTCGGCTTGCATCTGGCGCTTGATGCGCGTGCGCGCCCAGTCGGCGGTGTCGTTGACGGCCATGACAGCGGCCTTGTTCGCCCCGTCGCCCAGGCGGGCGATGTAGCGGTCCAGCGCGTCAATGCCCTTGCCAGCGACGACCAGCATCACGGCACCTGCACGACGTCGCAGGGCGCGAACGCCCCGTCGTAGGGCAGCACGTAATCGATGCGGTACTGCCGGCCGTCGTCGGTCAGCGTGATGATCCCCCCGCGCTGCGGGTCGGCGACCTGCGCCGTGTCGATCATCAGCCGGTTGACGTCTTCCTGGACCTGGGCGTAGCCCTCGCGGTCCAGATCGCCGTGGCGGACGGTGCGGGTGTGCCAGCGCACGGCCAGCCCTTCCACCAGCACCGGGTCAACGCCCGGCGGCAAATAGGTAGCGGCCAGGCCAAACGTCTCATGCACGACGGAGCGTGCAGTCGATCGGATGTCAGCCCAGCCCATGCGTCACTCCTGCGGCGCGTCGACCGTGGGCGCGACTTCAGCACCCTTGGGGGCCTTGGCCTTGACCTTGGCTTGCGCCTCGGCCTCGCCCAGCAGCAGGGCCGCACCGGCTTCCACGAGCCACTTGGCTTCCTTGCCGTCGTCCAGGGTGAACTTCTCGCCCGGGGCGACGTTCACTTGCGCGCCGGGCTTGCCCAGCGTCACGGTGGTCAGGGCCACCATTTCGATCTTCAGTGCCATGCGAGTCTCCGAAGTGGATAGGCCCCCAGCTTGCGCCAGGGGCCTCGGGTCATCAGGCGACCACGCGGGCCTTGAACGTGGCGTCGGGGCGGCCCGGGACCATCAGCGGGGCCGACTGGCTCATGATGTACTCGGCGGCCGGATCTTCAGCGATCCAGTTCTTCGGGTAGATCGGGAGCGCCTGGTAGCCCGCACGCGGGTCCAGGATGGCACCGAAGGCACGCACGCCGTCGACACCGGCCGGGTTCAGCAGCACGACATCGCGGGGGTCCATCATGCGGGTCGGGGTGCCCGATGCGTCCTCGTAGAAGTCGTTGTAGGTCCAGTATTCGCGCACACCGTCGCTGCCGCGGTACTGGATGGCCTCGCCGGAACCCGGGCCGATGTTGATGTTCAGGTTCGTGCCCCGGCGGATGTCCAGCTTGGCCGACAGGTCGGTGCTGTTGCGGAACGCCGTCCAGGCCGTCGAGCCCATGACCACCAGGGTCGGCGCGAAGCCGGACGCCTGGAACACGGTTTCGCTCCACGTCTCGATGTTGTCGAGCGGGACGATACCCGAGTCACCCCAGCGCGAGCCGCTGCCCAGCGTGACGGTGTGGCCACCGGCACGGCCGAAGTCCACGGTGACGCTCGGGTAGTTCTCGCCCGCGACGACCACGGAGCCGTTCAGGACGACCTGGGCGGCCATCCATTCCCAGCGGCGCTCAATCATCTCGCGCTGCGTGGCCAGCAGGTCAGCCACGATGGCGGCGCGGCGCTGATCCGGCGACATGGTGCCGCCGAACGCCTCGCCGGCCATGCGCTTGAACAGGTGGTTCGGGTCCACGATGTCCTTCGGCTTGAGGTAGGCCGGCTTGAAGGTCTTCGTGCTGAAGCCCTCGGCCGTCTGCACCACGCCCGCGAGGGTCGGGGCCACGAACGCGGCCATGCGGCGCGAACGAGTCACGGTGTCGAAGTTGATCGTCTGGTCGGTGCTGGTGACCACACGGGGGAAAGCGATCGACAGCCAGAAGTTCAGGCTGGTCGGCTTGACGGTACGGACCACACCCAGCAGGGTGTCAGTCGAGAAGGTATCGGCCATGATGGGCTCCTGTTGCTGGGGTGGTCGATCAGGCGCTGAAGTAGCGCTTCTTCACCACGATCGGCGAGCCGATGGCGAAGGCTGCGAGGCGCTCGGCCTCGGTGTCGGTGTCGGCGTGCCACACCAGCAGGTCCATCGCGAACTCGCCGGCCACGTACACGGCCAGGGCCGCGTCCGCGCTGGTGGCGTCGGCCGGGAACGCGGCGATGGCCACCGCGGTCTGCGAGCCGTTGGTCGCGCTGGGGTTGTGCTTGGCGAACTTGCCCGAGGCGGTCACCAGACCCAGGACCTGGCCGCGAACGACCGTGCCCTGGCCGGACACGAGGGTGCCCGGCTTGGTGATGACGTCGGACGAGCCGGCGAAGATGTCACCGTGGACGGGGCCAGCGGCGGACGAGTACGAAACGATCGGGGTGTCAGCCATGATGGGCTCCTAGGTGACGATCAGCCGGCCTTTTGGCCGGTGGCAAGGGCCAGGGACGCCAGCAGGAACTCCGCGCTGTCGGCCTTGGGTGCGGTGGTGCCGGCGGCGTCATCCGCACCGACACCAGGGGTGCCCTTGGCGGCCATCGCGGCCTCCAGCGGGTTCGCGGTGGCGGCAGCGGCCGGCGCGGCGGCTGCAGCGCGCGGGGCCTTCGCCAGCATGGTGGCGGCTTGGTCGGCGCTCATGTCCGTCTCGAAGGCCAGGTGCGCGGCCAGATCGGCGCGGCCGGCGGCTTCGGCATGGTTGAGGATGGCAGCGCAACGCGCCTTCTCGGCGCTGCGTGCATCGGCTTGGACGGTCGCAACGTCCGGGGCGGTCGGGTCAGCCATGTTGGCCTCCATGAAGAAAGCACCGGATGGTGCGGGAAGATTCGACTGGAATTGTGCCAGAGCGGCGGGCGCGGTCATCACGGCGTCCACGAGGCCCAATTCAAGCGCCTTGCCGGCCTCGTAGGCATCGGCTTCCGTGTCGCGCACGCGCTGCGGGTCCATGCTGCGCATGGCGGCAACGTGGGCGATGAACGCCTCGCGCTTGCTGTCCACCCGGGCCTGGGTGGCAGCGCGCACGTCGTCGGGCAGGGCTTCATAGGGGTTGCCGTCCGCCTTGTGCTTGCCCGAGTAGATCAGGGTGTACTTGACGCCGTAGTTGTCCAGCGCCTTGCTGAAGTCGACGTGCATCGTGATGACGCCGATGCTGCCCGCGCCGCCGGACGGGATGATGGCCACGCGGTCAGCTGCCACGGCCAGCGCGTAGCCGGCGCTGTAGGCGTTGCTGTCGACCATCGCCAAGCTGGGCTTGCCCGACTCGCGGATCATGGCGCGCACCTCGGCGGCACACTCGAAGCAGCCCGCAGCCTCGCCGCCGTAGCTGTCCACGTCCAGCACGATGCCGCGCACGTCCGGGTCGGCCACGGCCGCCGCGACGCGCTGGATGATGCCCTTGTAACCCGTGACCCACGAGTAGCTGGCGGTCGTGCGGTTCATCAGCGAGCCGCGCACCGGGATGAACGCGACGCCATCGGCGAACGCGAAAGCCTTCTCGGGCGCGCTGGGCGTCACGCCGTAGACCGCCGCCACGTCGAGCGCATGGTCGTAGGCTTCCGCGCCCGGCTCGCGGCGCAACGCCTCCAGCATGGCGTGCGCGTGCGTCGGGGCGACCAGCAGGGGCTCGGCGGCGATGGTGGCGATGTCGTGGTGGTTCATGGCTGGGCCTGAGTGGGTTGCGCCGCCGGCTGGTCAGGCGGGGTCACGGTCATGTCGGCCGATGCCAGCGTGATGCCGTACTTGGACAGCAGTTTCTTCTCGCGGGCCAGTTGCGGGATGACCACGCGCCAATCCTTGCCGAGCCGGGCCAGTTCGTCCTCCAGGGTCGACAGGCCACCGGCCACGCGCTTGAGCGCTGCGTCGGTTTCCTTGCCCTCGTCGATCTGGCCGCGCGCCGCGCCGATCCAGGTGCTGGCGGACAGGGCCTCGCGCACGCCGGGGCGATAGAAGTCCTGGGCGGTCATCCCAGGCGGCATGGGAATTTCTCCCATGTTGATCTGTTCTTCCAGCCACAGGCCGTAGACCCAGCGCGCCGTGCCGTCCGCCGCCTTGCGTTTCTTGGCAGTCATGTGCCGCCAGGACATCATCATGGCGGCGCGGGCCGACGAGTAGTTCGTCTGGCTGAAGTCGCGGCTGAATTCCTCGTAGCTCATGCCGAACGCGGCGGCAAGGTGGCGCAGCAGCGACTGCTCATATTTCGTGTCCCCGATCTGGCCGGCGGGGATCATCTTCAGCTTGGTGCCGGGGTACAAATGCGGGATCTTCGCGCCGTCCAGGCGGATGCCGTTGGCCTCGCCGACGTAGCTCATCAGGCCCTGCATGTACTGCATGACCGGGGTGTTGACATCGGGGTTGGCCGCCGATCCCAGCTGGCCGAACACCACGTCGGCCGGCAGTTCGGACTCGACCGCCGCCGCGTACATGCTGTTCACCACGGCGTTCTGCAGCACGATGTCCCGGTACTTCCGGGTCATGCGCATTTCCTTGAGCACGCTGACCATCGCAGCGACACCGCGCGACTGGTCGGGCTCAGCCTGCTCGAAGATGTGCAGCACCTGCGAGCGGCCCCACGGCAGGTAGGCGTCCACGCGCGCCCACTCGTAGGTCTGCGCCGCCGCGTAGGGCGAGAACTTGTGCGCCTTGCGAATCCAGTAGGCCTGCGGTGCGCCGAAGCCATCCCGCACGATGCCGCGCCGGATGTTCACCGTGTCTTCCATGTCGTTCGGGTTCGTCAGGCGGTCGGGGTTGACCATCTGCACGGCGGTCTTGAACGGGCGGTCGGCCTGGCGAATCCACTCGGCCACGGCCAGCACCTCGCCCCGCACCACGTACTGGCCCACGGCCAGCCGCACGATGTCGGTAAAGTTCTTGACGCGCTGGGCGTCAAACCAGTTGCGGTCCGAGTCGCCCAGGGTGTTGAATCGGTTCTCGGTGATGGCCTGGAACTCCTCCAGCCACGGGTCGTCCGACTCCAGGCCCAGCATCTGCGCGTTGGGCGTGGCGTTCAGCACGTACTGGGTGCCGACGATCGAGTCCTGGGTGAGCGTCTGCGCCGACGACACGAAGCCGTCGTTCAGGGCCATGTCCCGGCCGCGAGCGTCCAGCAGTTCCTTGCCTGGGCCGATCATGGCGTCGATCGGGCGCAGGTCGGGCGACCACGAGGCCAGCGCACGGTCCAGGGTCTGCGCGCCCTGCAGGCCGCCGCCCATCGCCATGTCGCGGCCCTCGACCGTCACGCCGATGCGCACGTCGGGCTTCACAGCCACACCCCCATCGGGCCGCGAGTGCCAGGCGTGCCGGCAATCTCCAGGCGCAGCGCCTCGATGTACGCCTTGAGCCGGGTCGCGTCGGCGCGGCTGTAGACCACGGCCTCGTTGTTCTGGTCGCGCACCTCGACCGCCGACTGACCGATCATCAGGCGGTGGTAGGCCATCTCGGCTTCAACGAGGCGTTGAGCGGCGGTCGGGAGGGTGGTAGCCATAGCGCGCGAGTCTACCTCAGGGCTTCGTGGGCGCGCTCGCAGGCGAGGCCAGCGGCTCGGGCTGCGTCAGCAGCTGCTGCCAACTCCCCCGCTCGCGCGTCAACCCTTCCAAGCACGTCGGCGAGCAAATCGAGGGCATCGGGGGCTGGCGCGCTGCCTGGGGCAGCGGAGGCACGCGGGCAGGCCGCACGGCCACGGGCGGCGAGGCCACGGGCAGCGTCCCGCAGGCCGACAGCAGCAACATCGGCAGCAGCGCGATGAGCAAGCAATTCTTGGGCCACATGGTTGTATGCCTCCTGGATCTGGCCGTACCGCTCGGTCCAGCCCTGTTCACGCGCCCGCTCGGCCTCGGCGGCGCTGGCCGCTGCGGCGGTGGCCTGGGCACGCTCGGTCGCGCGGGCGGCGCGCTCATCGGCCAGCCGGCCGGCGTTGCGCTGGGCCACGAAAGTCTGAGCCATCAGCAGGGCGGCCAGCACCGCCACGGCCAGCGCCAGGGCGGACTTGGGGATGACGGCGAGGATGGCCCCCACGTCAGTCGTCCCAGTTGGGGATCGGCACGGTCTGCCCGGCCAGTGCGTGCGTGCAGTCGGTCAGAAACTGCATCTGACCGTCCACCACGAAGCTGTGGCAGACCGTCGGCGCTGACTCAAACCTTGGGACCGGCGACGGCTTGCCGGCCTTGAACCACGCATCAGCTTCGGCTTGGCCGGCCGGTGTCAAGCCGTGCCCACGCACCAGCACTGACGGCGTGAAGGTCGGCCGGTCGGCGCTGCCGTTCCATCCCCAGCGCGGTCCGTTGCCGGCGCCGTGGGCGATCTGGTGCGGGCCGTCACAGCCTGGGCACCACCAAGTCAAACGGTTGCCTTCTGCGTTGCGCAAGATTGGTGAAAGCAGCCCCATCACGCGCCCCCGAACAGCGGCCGGTACTTCTCGGCGCGAGCGCGCACGCCGGGGCTGTAGGCGCGATTGATGGCGAAGGGGCTGACCGAGTACCCCGGGAACGGCGTGCGGCGCTTCATGCTGGTGTTCTCGACGTGCCCCGCCCAGCGGTTCGGGTCGCACCCGCGCGTCGACCGGCACAGTTGGCGCTCACCGATCAGGCCGCCCATGCCGCCGTTGTACGCGGCCAGGGCCATGTCCATGCGGTCGGGCTCAAGCACGTCGGTCAGTTGGCGGTGGTTGCGGCGGTCCATCAGCAGCAGGGCGCGCACCTGGAACGCGGGGTCGTAGAGGGTCGGCGAGTCCCAGGACCAGCCGGCAAGCTCGCGCGGGAACTGCTGGACCATCTCGGCCAGCGCGTCGAAGCGGGCCGTGCGCGTGATCTGGCCCAGGCCGACGCCCTGCTCACGGCTGGTGCGCAACTCGGCGCGCGGGTTCCAGCACTTGCTGTGCTTCAGCGTGATGCACGATTCCTTCTCGATCTGGCCGGCGAACAGCGCCCAGTCCGGGGCGTCCGGCCAGTGCTGGCTCACCTCGGCCCCGAGCACGGGCAGCACCTGCAGGGCCTGGGCCGGCACGTTCGCCTGGGCCTTGCCGCCGGCCAGCGCCAGCACCAAGGCCGCAATGACCACGCACACGCCAAGGAACACCCGGCCCGGGTCGCGGATCATCGAAGCCTCGTAGACCTGGCGCAAGTCGATGTAGTCGAACAGCAGCCGGCGCATTACCGGGATGAACCCGCCGCCGAACAGCGAACCGGCGGTCACCATGCCGAACCAGCCGATGGCGGGCTGGTCGAAGGCCAGGGCGAGAGGCGCGGACGCGGCCAGCACCCCGCCGGCCACCAGGGACAGCAGGAGCCAGCGCAGCAGATCCTTGCGCAGCAGGCGGAACAGTCGTTGCAGGTCAGACATGGCGGACCTCCTGTCGGGCGCGGTAGTAGGCAGCAATCACGTCCGCCTGGATGTGAGCGCCGCGGTGGTCGAACGGGTCCAGGGCATGCCGGCCCAGCCAGCGGGCGACGTCACCGCGCCAGCCGTCATCCTTGAAGTGCCGAGTGCAGCGGCGGCTGACGGTGGCCTCCTGCGGCAGCTCCAGGAACAGCAGCACACAGAACGTCCAGTTCAGCAGCACGTCCAGCGTGCCGAAGATCAGCAGCAGCACGCCGGCCAGCGCCCGCTGCGGCTTGGTGAGGCCCTGGGCCACGCGCACGCGCTCCAGGTTCGTGAGGGCGAGGTAGCCGACCCACATGATGACGCTGGCCGCCGGGAAGATCCACAGCAGGTCCAGCCACACGAGGGTGATGCTCAGGTCAAGGTGCAGCACGGGGAGCCTCCTTCCGGGCCATGTCGTAGCCGCCCAGCAGCAGGCCGAGCGCGCCGAGCGCATCGGTCATGCCCAGGTGGCCGGCGATCTGGCCGAGCGTGATGCTCGACACGTCCACGCCGGGCTGCGCGCCGCATGCGGTCTGGCCGGCGTACAGGACGCCCGCCGACAGCAGCACTTTGCCAAGGCCGGTCCAGGTGCTGCGCTCGGACAGCTTGGTGATGAGGGTGGTCATGGGGTCATCCTGCAAGGGCGCGGGCCATTTCAGCCATCGTCAGCCCCCCGCGTTTGGGCTGTACTGGGGCGAGTTTAGACGCTTCCTGCACGTCGCGGCACAGGTCGTTGTCCGCCGCCGGCCGCGCCCACCCGGGCGGCTGTTCCCAGTTGATGTGCTCGATCTGCGACCACACGCACAGGCCGACGCAGTAATAGAGTAGGTCCCAGGCCTCATTGCGTTTGCGGGCCGAGTTCACCCACCCCTTGATCGTCCGCACCTCGACGCACAGTTCCGCGAAGAACTCGTCAGGTAGCCACTCGGGCCACGTCACCGCGCCGACCCGGTTCAGCAGTGCGTCCAGTTGGTCCTTCAGCAAATTGGGGTTGAACATCAGCACGGGCACGTTGCCCCGCAGTCCGGTGTTCTTGTCCTTGCGGGTTGAGTCCGGGTAGGTGATGCGGGCGCGCGGGTCGCGGGGCTCAGTGCCCCCCTTGACCAGCTGGAACCGGTTGTGCAGCCCGTCGCCCTCGTTGCGGAGCTTCGTCCAGAACTCATAGGCCCGGTGCGTGACGCCTTCCTTGCCGCCCGAGTCGCAACCGACCATGCGCACGCGCATGAGCCTAGCCGTACCCTCGACGGGGTATTCGGCATTGATGACGTCGCGCAGCAGGTCCCAGTCCTCGGCGTAGGCGGCCGGCTCGACCACATGGCGCTCACCGTGTTCGTTCAGGCGCTCGGAGCGCACGATGTCGTAGCGGTCAACCAGCCGGATGCCGAACGGGCTCCCCGGCGTGATGCCGTGGACCTGGACGACGAACTTGCGGCCCTGGACGTCCACCGTGGCCAGGAGGAACCGCACGTCGGCCGGCGCGGTCTTGCGCGGCCACTGCTCGGCCCGCTGCTTCAGGTCTTCGGGCAGGCGCTCGACGTTCTGGCCGCGCCGCCGGTACGGCATGGCCTGGTCGGTGTTGACCGTAGCCTTGAGGGCTTCCTGGCTCCCGGTGCGCTGGAATTCCTGTTCGGCCTGCAGATACTTGCTGACCAGATCGGACCAGGGCATGAACGCCGCGCACACCCCGAACAGCCAGAAGCTGGCGATGTTGCTGTGAACGGGCGTGCCCTGCAGGGTGCCGGCCTTGTCCAGCCACTGGCCATCCTTCACCCAGCGCCCGCCCAGGTTCAGGTCGTACTTCCGTTCCGGGCCGTGCGGCTTGCCGCAGTGCGGGCACACCATGACGGCGGTGCGGCCGGCGGCGGTGGGTTCCTGGTCGGCGTCGTACTGCAGCAGTTCAAACGTGGGCTCGAACCAGTCCCGGCACTCGTCGCACTGCCAGTAATAGCGGCGTCGATCGCCCCGGTTGTACAGGCTCAGGATACCCTCGCACGGCGGGGCCTCGTGCTTCGTCTTTGGAATCCAGGTGCTGCCGGCGATGACCTCGAAGCCTGGGCTCGACTCGGCAATAGTCTTGGCCTTGGACCGGAACGTCGTGGTCCGCTTCATGCCCAGGTCGAACGGCGAGCCTTCGCCGTCAATGTCCTGCGGCATGCGGTCGTAGTCGGTCAGGATGACGAGGCCGCGCGGGCGGCCCGACATTTCGTTGATGGTCGGCCAGGACAAGTTGAGCACCGTACCCGACTTGAAGTATTTGGCATGCACCGTGTCGTCCGAGCCGCCAGGCAGTAGGCGCTCGCCGATCTTGGGCGAGTGACGGAACATGCGGTCGACCTGGGTGCGACTGAAGTCCGCCGCAACCGTTTGGCTGGTCTGATAGACGATCGCGTCGATCGGGTCGCACATGATGGCGTAGACGATCGCGTTCAGCACCAACGATGCGGTCTTTCCGATCTGCGCGCCGCCCACGAAGATGACCGCCTTGATCGACGGGTCGGCCTGGCAGTCCAGCGGCTCGCGCATATAGGGCGTCGTGCTGCTCAGGTAGGGGCCGTTGTACGCGCCCGGGATCTGCAGGATGCGGTACTTCTCGGCCGCCTCGGTCGGCGTCAGGCGCTCGGGCGGCTCCAACGCGGTCGCCAGTTCCAGCATCATCTCGCGGAACGACGGGAACGCGGCGGCGCGGGCAGCGTCACGGGGGCGGCGGATGCTCACGACTCAGGCACCTCCGGGACGATCGCCGCCGCGCCGCGCGACGGGTCGGCGTCGTCCTTGTCCTCGGACGGGTCCCAGCCCTCGAACGCCTCGATGACGCGCTCGCGCATGTCGGCCAGCACGCTGTCGCCGATGCCCCGGATGATTTCGCGCTGGCGCGGCGTCAGGGACGTCTGCTGGTCCACGTTGTCCACCATGAGGGTCATGGATTGGCGGGTCACGCGCAGCAGTTCGCTGATGACCTTCATGACCGTGGCCGTGCGCCACAGGTCGCCCTGCTCGGCCTCGAACTTCTGGCGCTTGAGGGCCGCCGACCAGAACGCTTCCTGCAGCGCCACGGGCAGCTGCGAGGGCTTCATCTTGCTGATGTAGTCGGCGATCTGCTCGGCGCTGACGCCCGCGTCTTCCGTGCCGCGCAGTGCGCCCAAGGCGTCCCACAGCGCGTAGACGGACGTGCGAATCTGCTTGCCCCGGATCGGCTTGACCAGCGCCAGGGCTTCCTTCACGTCCTCCTGGCTCATGCCGTACATGCTGGCCAGATCGGGAATGGTGATGCCCTGGGCCACCATGCGGGCGATGGCGGGGCCGTGGTCAGGCAGGTCGGTGCTCATTTCAGCCCCGGTATGGAAAGGACGGGTCGAAGCTCCCGTAAGCCCAGTAGCCTACGGTCTTCCCGCCGCGTCCAATGAACGCGATTTCGGACGCGACCCCGCCGTCAACGCTACGGGTTTCGGCGCGGATGTCACCGAAGCGCAGCCACTCCACCGCGCGCTTGACGCAGTTGCGCACGCGGACACTCATAGGCCACCACGCGGCGCGCTCGCGCACGGGCTCCGGTGCGGGCGTCAGCGGTGCCAGCGAGTAGCCCCAGGCCGCCCACTGCGCATCTCGCTTGGCGATCCAGTCGAGCTCGGCCGACGACCAGGATGCGTAGGGGTGATCCCGTTGGGTGACCGGCTCAGGCTTGCGGTTGTTCACGGCTCAGGTGCTCCAGGATGACCCGACGACCGCCAACCAGCACCAGGGTGCTGTGCTCCCTATAGTAGTGCTGGGGCTCAACGGTCTGAATGTGCTCGGCCATCACGACCGTCTCGGTGCCGCCGACCGTGGGGGGAAAGGTGATCGGCGTCATGTCAGCCTCGGTATGGAAGCGAAGGGTCGTAGCAGCCTTGTGCCCAGTACCCGATCAGCTTTCCGCCACGGCCGAGGAAGGCAATTTCGGACGGCTCCCCGTCACCGGCACTGCGCATCTCAACGCGGATTTTCCCAAAGCGCACCCACTCCAACGCACGTTTTGCGCGGATGCGCAGCCGAATGTACGCGGGCCGGCGCTTGAGGGGTGGCGTGGGCGTCAGCGGTGCCAGCGAGTAGCCCCAGGCCGCCCACTGCGCATCTCGCTTGGCGATCCAGTCGAGCTCGGCGTCCGTCCAGCGGTAGGTGCGCTCGGGGTGATCCCACGCCCGCGCGGGTTCAGGCTTGCGGGAGATCATCGCTCACCTCCCCCGCAGGTGTCGCACTTGACCGCCAGTTCCGGGCCGTCAAACGTTTGATCCACGAACTCGGCGTGCAGAAGACCCCCGCAACGTTTGCAAGACCGGGGAAACGCGATTCCCCCGCACCACCCCGCGCGGCATTGGTACGACCCGACGACGTGCGCCTCACCTTCGTCTTCGGTCACAGTGAACTCAGTCATGTGTAAGGTGCTCCAGAATGACCCGCGCCCGCACGTCGGCGGGCAGCAGGAGCAAGGTGTCGATGTGGGCCTGCACGTAGGCCGGCACCGGACGCCCCGCGTGGAAGTGGTTCATGTGCTGACGGCTCACCCCAAGCACGCGGCAGAGCTTGCGGTTGTCCAGTTCTGCCTCAAAGGCCAGGCGGGCGAGGGGAGTCATGACACATAGTTTACCCCCAAGTCCTTCAGAATGCTCCGCGCCTCGGTCGCATACCACCCATAGTCCAGGTGGTCAGGCAGGGCGTCCGGCAAGTCCATCACCGGGAATGCCCCTTCCGAGCGAGCAACCCGGTTGCCACTGGTGACATAGGTGATCGGTGCGCCCTGCGTCGAGTAGACCCAGCGCACGGTCTTGCCAAGGTACTTGTCGCCCCACTTGCCGCCGCCCTGGACCTTGCGCAGCGTGACGAACTTGCGGATGTCGGCGCAGCCAAGGATAGTCGCCTCGATGGGCACACCATGCTCCAGATAGGCCACCACGGCGTCCAGGCACACGTTGTTGACAGGGTTCTTCGCCAGCGGCACCTCGCCCGTGTTGAAGGCCCCCTTGGTCTTGACGCCACCCTTGGCCTTGATCGCGACGTAGTTGTTCACGTCGCGCGAGTACAGTGCGCGATAGCGAGATTCTTCCGTCTCAAAGCCGGTGCAGGCTTCCCACCAGGCCACGAGCGCATTCAGGTGGTCGTACTGGCTGCGGTGAGCGCGGATGACGATGCCGTCCGTGTTGGCGCTGACGACCTGGATGCCGGACAGTTCCAACGCCTCAATGAGCATCATCAGGGCAAGCTGTCCGGTAATCGTCACCTGGATCATCAGGTCCGGCGAGTACAGCACCGACCACATTGAACCGAGCTTGCCGAACGACCCGTTGATCGTGATCTTGAGGCTGTCGGCCGTCACCTTGTCACCCGCACGCTTGGCGGCCAGCCGGCGCTGCACGATGCCCCGATAGACCTGCAGGAACTCAGTTCCAAGGTGACGCGGGTACAGGCCGCAGTTCAGGATGATCGCGGGGTAGTAGCTGGCCACGTCGCGGTCGATCAGCAGGTAGTCCTCACCGGCCTCGTAGCTGACGCACTTTTCGCTGCTGTGCAATCCGCCGATCCCCATGCGGTACACGCCACGTCCGATCGGCACCGCGTAATCGTCCAGTTCTGGCGGCATCTCCACGCTGCCATTGGATGCCACCGTGAACCACGCGCCGCACACCTTGGCGAGTACGTCGCGCATGTGTTGCGTGCCGTAATGCAACCATTCGGGCGGTCGGTACTGAAAGCGCGTGCCAGGCGGAATCTCGGGGCGGTACACGCGACGGCCCAGCAGTGCCTCGACCTGCTTGCGGATGACGGACTCGGCGATCTGCGCGTCGGACTTGCTGCGCAGGTCCAGCCCGTATTCGGCGCTCATGGCGTCACGCAGCGCTAGCTGCGGCGCGAGGGCGTTGCGCAGGTCGATCGTGGCCACGCAGTCGCTGTTCACGCAGTAGTCGGCCAGATCGCGCTGGTCTTCCACCGTGGTCACAGCCTCGGGGGCGATCGGCAAGTCCTGCAGGCGACGCGAGTGCAGCCGGCCGGCGTAAATCTTGAGGCTCCCCTGGCCTGGCGCGACTTCCATCAGGTCGACGTGATCCAGGTCCAGCATGGTGATGCCGTACATCTTTTCCAGATCCCAGGATTTCATACCCTGCTGGATGATCTGGTCGCCGATCTGCTTGAGCGCGTGCGTCGCGTAGCCCAGCATGGCGAACGTCAGGACAGGAATGTCGTAACCCCGGCCGTTGAAGGTGTATATGCGCGAGACAGCCAGCACCTGCTGGACCTCGGCGATTTGCTCGGGCGTAAAAGGTGCGCCGTCGCGGGCCTCAAAGCGCAGCGCGGGCGTCGCGTTGTCCACACGACGGAACGCCAGCAATACGTAATTGACGTAGCACTCGATGTCCAGGATGCGATCAGCTGGCGGATGGGGGATGTGGGTCATGTGCTGTAGGTGTGAGGGTGGTTGATGGCGGCCGGTGCTGCGCGCGGTCCCGGCGTGAATCGAGCGGCTGGGGGTTTCTCGATCCGGTGTCCCTAGTCACTGCGGGTCAGCCCCCGCATTCGCCATCAGGTCAGCGGGCCGGGCTTGACACCGGCTTCGTGCTTTGCGTTCACCGTATCCGTCTAGCACCTGCTGATGGGCACAAGGCCCGCCAACGTCGAACGGATTCAGGCACGTCCTTCCGTGCTGCCGCTGACCTGATGACGCCGGACTTCCACCGGCCTGCCCGTCCCCTATGTCGCGCTCGGGGTCAGGTCTGCAACCATCCGTCTACCCCCTGGCCGGGGCTGGTCGCTGCGGTCGGAGAACTCAGGCCAGATAGCCCTGCTGGCGCATCTGTTCGTCGGTCCAGCCGGCGTCACGGAACGACTGGTAGGTCGCGCCGCCCGCCTTCGCGGTCATCACGGGGCCGGCGGGCGGCGCGGTCGGCGCACCAGGCGGCTGCATGAATCCGGTGTACGGCGGGGCCGAGGACACGGGCGCCGTCGACTGGGCAGGTGTCGGAGTCGGCGGGGCCGTGAATTGCGGCGCAGCGGCGACCGGCGCAGGCTGCGGGGTCGAGGCACCGTGCTGGGGCGGCACGAAACCGGCCGGCGGCGTGAGGCTCGCCCCCGCCGGCAGGGCTCCCCCGAAACCCGCGCTCTCCACGTCCGGGCCGACCACGATGCGCTGGCCGTAGCCGATCAGGCAGGTCATGTTGTGGTTCAGGTACACGCCCGGCTGGCTGGTGCTGCCGTTGCCCGTCACGCTGCCGTTGACCTGCACGAAGTCGCCGAGGTTGATGGCGTTCTCACCATGCAGGGGGACGGGGGACTGCAGACCGGCGACCGTGAACAGTTGCGACGGGAAGCCCGACGAGAAACCGAGCACCCAGTGCTTCGGGTAGCCCTCGCGGTCGCACGGGCGCTTTCCGCGCTTGTTCGGAACTTGGCTGTCGCCGTCCGTGATCTTCCACGCGAAGGCCGGCATCTGGCCGGCGTGCGCCAGGAACTTGTGGCCCGCGTCCCAGATGATGCGGCCCCAGGCCGTCTCTGCCCAGTGCTTCTCACCGGCCTTCTCGATGGCGATGGCGTGGTAGAAGTCCAGGCGCGGCTTGCCGGCATCGGGGCCGTTCTTGACGACGAGGGGGCGGCCTTCGGCGTCCTTGTCCGCGCCCTTGTAGAGACTGCCGGCCACGAGGCGGCCGACCGGGGTGGTGAAGTTGATGCGTTCCATTGCGGTTCTTTCGCGGGTGGAAGTGGTTGAGGGAGACTTGAGTGTGGCGAGTTTTGACGGCGGTGTCAACCTTGCTCGCCAGGCCAGCGCACCGGATGGTCGCGCTCGCGCCAGATGGCCAGCACTGCGAACGCGCCGATCGCGCCCGCCGGCCACAGAACCAGGAAGATCGCGAGGTTGCTCGCCCAGTTGATGGCGGTGGCCTGCATGCCCACGTAGCGCCAGGACAACGCATCGGCGAGGCCCAGCATCCAGGGCCAGAAGATGATGGTGAGGATGAGCTTCACTTGACCACCCCCACGACGGTCACGTCCACGCGGCGGTTGCCCTGGTGGTCCCGCGCGGTGCGGCCGGCAAACAGCGGCGAATCGTCACCCTCGTTCACGACCTCGATCTGGTCACGCGGGTAGCCGTAGCCGACCAGGAAGGCGATGACCGACTCAGCGCGGTTCTGCGCCAGCTGACGGTTGCGCTGCTTGTTCCCGGTCACGTCGGCGTGGCCAGCGGCGACACCGATGCGCGAGCCCGGGATGGCCAGCGCCCGCTGCGCGGCGATCTTCAGCGTGACCTGGGCGACGGGGCTCATGTCCCAGCGGTTCGTGTCGAACAGGACGTGTGTGGCGTAGACGGGGGCCAGCACCGGGGTCACCGTGGCGACCGGAACGGGCACCACTTCGCGGATGACGCGGACCTCGGGCGGGTAGTCAATCCGGATGACGCGCTCGGTCACGCCGGCACTGGGCGGGTCTTCCTCCAGGTCCGCCACGGCCACGGTGGGCGGCAGGTAGTCGCGGCGCTCGACGGTCGCCATGTACTGCGGATCGTTCCAGGGCTTCCAGGTGCCGCCGCTGGGTGCCGGGGAGGGCGCGGGGCTGGCGCTGGGCTTGGGTGCCGGTGCAGGGGCAGGTGCCGGGGCGGGCGCGGGCGCAGGGGCCGGGGCGGGCACGGGGGCCGGGCTCGGCTTGCTGCCCGAGCACCCGCACGACTTGCCCGCCTGGGCCTCGGACGCGGCCAGCGCGCCGATGGCGACCGTGAGGAACGTGGCGACAAGCCAGGGTGTGATCTTTCGCATGATTGGGCTCCGGTTGGTGTGAGCTTCAATCATGCGCGTGTCCAAACGTCCTAACTATCCCTTGACTGCGGGGGTACAGGGCGCTCAGCAAGATACGGATTACTCGGAGCCTGGGGCGGTCCATCCCAATCCCATTGCGGGTCATGCCGCTCCTGCGCCTGCCCGAAAGCTGCCCCGGCGTTGAAGCCGTCGCGCCAAGCTGCTGCTAGCCGCCGTTGAAGTGCCTCTTGGTCGATCATGGCTTGAACACCTCCGCAGCCTTCGCTGCCAATGCTTCTGCGCGCACCAGCTTGACCGCGCCGGCCGGGCGCTCACTGATGGCCTTGATGACCTCGGGCGGGGCCAGCTTGCGCTGGATGGCCTGGGTCGGCGTGATGGCCTCGGGCGGCTTGGCGAACTGCTGGCCGTACAGCGCGATGACGTCCGCCGATGGCAGCACCCAGCGTTCACGGCCAACTGACGGTTGCAGCGCCCAGCCCGGCACGGTCTTGCCGGACTTCAGCGCGTGCTGGACGTGTTCCTCGTAGCCGCTGATGCGCGCGGCCAAGCGCTCCTGCACGTCCTGGAGCAACCGCAGTTCCCTGCCGATCGCGTCCAGGCTGACGTCCATCGGCATGACCTGGCGGCTGACATCAATGCCCAGGTGCGCCACGCCGCGCAGCGCGTCGCACGCATGCCGCCCGTTGCAGTGCTTGCACTGGGGGCCGGTGGTGGCCTTGCGGTCCAGGCGCGTCGCGGCGATGGCCGCCGCACGCAGGTCGGCGCGCACCTCCAGCGCCTCGACGCCCGAGCACGACCACTGGCGGATCGGCGCGGCGGTGAAGCACCGCGGCTGATAGATCGTGATGACCACGCGCAGCGCCGACAGGTCGATGCCGTCCTCGCGCACCGCCCGGTCGATTTCCAGGATCGCGTAGTTCAGGCACTGCAGGTTGCGGACGTGCTCGACGTAGCCATGGCCGAACTTGAAGTCGCCCACGTACAGCGTCATGCCGTGCCAGCCGATCAGGTCGGGCGTGCCCCAGTTCTGGCTGTCGTGGATGGCCGTCCCGGTCAGCCGGCGCTCGACCGTCCAGGTCGGCACCGGTAGAGTGGATAGGTGGTCCACAACGAGTTGAGCCGCCTCGCGCATCTCGTCGGTTGCGCCGGGCGGCTCGGGTTGACCCTCGATGCGGGCCTGCAAGGTGGCATGCGCCAGGGTGCCCTCGATGCTGGCCGTCTCGTCCCCCAGGTCGGGGAACCGGCGGTTCATCTCGGGCCACATGGCGCACGCCACCCACTCGTCCGCCCCGGAGGGCGGCAGGTAGGCGTGCGCGCTCATGGTCAGAGCAGCGGAGACAGCATCTGCCACACGACCGGCACGGCGGCGGGCATCGTGGCCAGCGCCGGCAGGTTCGGCACGCCGCACATACCCAGCACCTCGTTGACCTTGGCGACCTGGACCTTGCCGCCGGTGATGGCCGGCATCACGCGAGCCATCAGGGCCTGGAAGTCGGCGGGGGCATCGGTCGGAGCGGCCACCGGAGCGGCGGGCGGTGCCGGCGGGGCCTCGGGGGCGTCATCGGTCGCGCCGCCGCTGTTGCGCCGCGCACGCCAGGTGCCGTCCTTGTTCTTGGACTTGTTGCCCGCGTGCAGTTCGGCGCTCCAGGCCACGCCCTTGCTGTCGACCTCGACGGCCGGCGGGGGAGTGTTGGGCAGCGGGGTCATGCTCGGCGCGGGGGCCGGCGGGGCCTCCAGTTGGGGAGCCGGCGGGGCGAACACGGCAGTCGCGGTCGGGATGACCTCGGCCACCACGGGCGCGGGAATCGGCACTGCGCCGACCTCGGGGTTGTCCTCGGGGGCGATGACGGCATCGAGGCGTTCGATGTAGGTCGCCAGGGCGGCCAGGGCAGCGCGGCGCTCGGCCGGGGTGGTCAGGGGAAGGTTCAGGGACATGAGTGGGTCCAGTGGGTTGCAGGAGTTCCCATTCTGAGCTAAATTTGACGGCACTGTCAACAACCCGGACGCCTAAATTATGATCGCCGTGAACAGCGAGCCCGACCTGGGCACCGTTGCCGCCCTGATGAACGAGGCGACGACCTGCATGTTGATGCGCCAGCCGGTGACCTGCCAGCATCCCGCCGGCTGGACGCGCCCCGAGAACTGGCCCCTGCCGATCCTGCGCGAACCAGCCGCCGCTGACGGCACCGTGACGCAGACCTACCGGCCGCTGGCGGTGCTGGAATGGTGCGAGTACCGGCTGGGCGAGCCGGAGCGGCAGGCGCGGGCGGCGCGGATGCATGAGGGTCGCGGGCAGTGAGCCAGATCCGCAACGAAGCCCAAGCGTGGTTGAAGGACCACCCGGTCCTGCCGACCCCTGGGGCGGGCTTCACCCTACGCCCCTATCAGCAGAAGGTCGTCAGCGAGGTTTACAGCGCCTGGGCGCTGGGATTCCGCAACGTGCTGGCCGTTCTCCCCACGGGCGCGGGCAAGACCCGGACCTTCAGCCACATCATCCGCGAGTTCGACGGCCCGGCCGTGGCCATCGCGCACCGGCATGAGCTTGTCGCGCAGATCAGCCTTGCGCTCGGCCAGGCCGGCGTGCGCCACGGCATCGTGGCAGCTGATGCCACGATTCGCGGCATCGTGCGGCTGCACATGGACGAGTTCGGGCGGTCGTTCTATGAGCCCTCGGCCCGCGTCAAGGTCGCCAGCGTGGACACCCTCATCCGGGTCAACCCGAGCGAGCCGTGGCTGTCGCGGGTGGGGCTATGGGTGCAGGACGAGTGCTTCCCGGCCGGCACCCTCGTTGACGGGAAGCCGATCGAGTCGCTGAAGCCCGGCGACCTCGTGACCGCCTTCAACGAGGAAACCGGCGGCTTTGAGCAGCGGCCGGTCGTGCGCCTGTTCCGCAACCCGATGCCGAAAAACATGGTGCGTGTGACCACGAAAAGACACCATGTTTTACACTGCACTCCAGGGCACCCCTTCTTCACTCAGCGTGGCTGGGTGGAAGCGGCGAACCTTCGGAAAGACGATCATGTCCTTGAATATCGAGACAGCACCGAAACTGACCTGTACGGAGTGCAGGACGCCCTTCCTAGGGTCCAGGACGCAGGAACTGCAACTGAGGAAAGTCGGTCGCTGTTACTGCAGCAAGGTGTGCAGTTCGGCGTACCGGTCCAGGATTTCCTCGGAGACGATGGCGCGAACGAATCTCAAGTACGCCTCGGCGCGCATGAAGGCCAACAACCCGATGTCCAAACCCGGGGTGAAGGAGAAGGTGAGCGCCTCGCTCAAAGCGATCGGGTATCAGCCGAAGGTGCGCGGGGGCAACGGCAAGGCTCCGACAGCCGCCGAGGTGATGCTGGTGACGAACTTGCGCGGACTCGGGTTTGTGGAGCAATGCGTGGTGAAAACCGGGATGCGAAGCGGCAATCCGCTGAAGCTACCCCCTTGCTACAAAATCGACTGTGGGAATCCGACGTTGAAAATCGGCATCGAGGCGGACGGGCACTCCCACAAACTGGCGTCGCGCAAGCTGCAGGACGCGAAGAAAGACGAGTTTCTGCGTGGGTCGGGCTGGACAGTGTTGAGATTCTCGAACGACCAAATACTGAACGACTGGCCGAAGGTGATGAACGAGGTTATGTCTTCAATATTGAAGTCGCTGGGCTTCACACCTACATAGCCGGCGGGATCGTGGTCCACAACTGCCACCACCTCCTGCGGGAAAACAAGTGGGGCGCGGCAACCAAGATGATGCCGAACGCGCAAGGCCTAGCCGTCACTGCCACCCCTTGCCGCGCTGACGGACTGGGGCTCGGCCGGCATGCTGACGGGCTCATTGACTGGATGGTGGAAGGCCCGACCATGCGCGAGTTGATCGACATGGGGTTCCTGTCCGACTACCAAATCTTCTGCCCGCCGTCCGACCTGGACCTGAGCGCGGTCCCGACCAGCGCCAGCGGCGACTACAGCCCAGAACCCTTGCGCAAAGCCGTCCACTCCAGCCACATCGTCGGCGATGCGGTGGCCCACTACCTCAAGCACTGCGCCGGCCAGCGCGGCATCACCTTCTGCGTCGACATCGAGGCCGCGACCGAGCAGTGCCAGGCGTACCGCGCGGCGGGCGTGCCGGCCGAAGTCATCAGCAGCAAGACGCCCGACCTCATCCGCGCGCAGATCCTGCGCAAGCTGCGCAACGGCGAGGTGCTGCAGGTCACGAACGTGGACCTCGTGGGCGAGGGCTTCGACCTCCCCGGCCTGGACATGGTGAGCATGTGCCGGCCCACCCAGTCGTTCAGCCTCTACGCCCAGCAGTTTGGCCGCGCGCTGCGCATCGCCGAGGGCAAGACCGTTGCCACGGTGCTCGACCATGTGGGCAACGTCGTGCGCCACCGTGGCCCGCCGGACATGCCGCGCAAGTGGTCGCTGGACCGCCGCGAGAAACGGTCGTCCAGCAAGGGGGCCTCGGACAGCATCCCGATGCGGGTATGCCCCCAATGCACGAGGCCCTATGAGCGTGTGCTGCCTGCATGCCCCTTCTGCGGCCACGCCGTGGAGCCTGCTGGCCGCAGCGCGCCGGAACTGGTGGAGGGCGATCTGACTCTGCTGGACCGGTCGGTCTTTGAGCGCATGTGGCGCGACGTGGACGCGGCCCCCAAGTTCCCGCACGGTGCCAGCTTGGCGGTCGTGGGCGCGATCAAGAAACACCACCACGCGAAGACCGAGGCCCAGGCCGAACTGCGCGAGGCGATGGCCACCTGGGGCGGCGTGCGCAAGGCGGCGGGCGATGACGACCGCGTGATGCAACGTCGTTTTTGGCACACATTTGGTGTTGACGTCGTGAGCGCGCTGGCGCTCAATGCGGCGGATGCACGGAGCTTGACGAATGAACTACTACAACGAGTTCGACCCTAAGACCGCAGCTTGGCTGCAGGAGTTGATTTATGCAGGGCACATTCCCTACGGATACGTCGATACGCGAAGCATTGCGGACGTGCGACCCGCAGACTTGGCTGGCTTTACACAATGTCATTTCTTCGCCGGAATCGGCATTTGGTCCTACGCCCTCCGAAGGGCCGGCTGGGCTGATGACCGCCCTGTGTGGACCGGCTCATGCCCTTGCCAGCCTTTCAGCAACGCAGGCAAAGGAGATGGGTTTGCTGACGAGCGGCATCTATGGCCACACTTCCTGCACCTCATCCGAGTCTGCCGCCCTTCAGTCGTCCTTGGCGAGCAAGTTGCAAGCAAAGACGGCCTCGCTTGGCTCGACCTTGTGGCGACTGACCTGGAAGGCGAGAACTACGCCGTTGGGGCGGTCGATCTGTGCGCTGCGGGCGTCGGCGCACCCCACATCCGACAGCGGCTGTACTGGGTGGCCGACTCCAACTACCGAAGCGAACACGCACTGCTACGGCCCGGACCACACGATTCATTTGAAGACCTACGGAGCGGCACGTCTGACCGACTGGGACGACCAGTGGCCGGTGGGGACCACCGCGAACTTGGCCGGCTGGCCGACTCCAACAGCGGCCCTGGCCGAGAAGGGCGTGCGCTCATTCGAGGGCGGGCTGGCGGAAGCGATGCGCAGCACGGGGCCGGATCTGGCGGCGTCGGTGTGCCTGACCGGCTGGGCAGCCCCGACAGCCCGAGACTGGATCAGCCCCTTTGCGGGCCAGGAGTGGCTGGAGTCACGGGCGCAGATGAAAACGGGCAAGCCCTTGAGCGAGCAAGTGTTCACGCTGGTGCCCCAAGGTCCGGCCCGACTAACGGCCACTGGTCATCTGCTGACTGGCTCGCTTGCCGGGACGGCAAGTGGCGGCCGGTTGAGCCCGGCACATTCCCGCTGGCTGATGGGGCTCCCGCCCGAGTGGTCCAGTTGCGCGGCTACGGCAATGGACTCGTGGCTCCCGCCGCGCAAGCGTTCATCGAAGCGGTGATGCAATGCTGACCGAATGGGCTCGCAAGTGGGCCATCCCCCCGGCCGCGCTGGATGACCTGCGCCACCTGCTGACCGACCAGTCGCGGGTGCCCCCGCCGATCAAGGGGAACAGCGAAGCGGCCATGCAGGTCGAGGTACGCCTGGACGCAGCCCGCAAGGGGGTCTACCTCTACCGCAACAACACAGGGTGCCTCGTGGACGCACGCGGCGTGCCGGTCCGCTTCGGCCTGGCGAACGAGTCCAAGGCCGAGAACGCGCACATCAAGTCCGCCGACCTCATCGGCTGGCGGCCGGTGGTCATCACCCAGGCCCACGTCGGCCACACCATCGCCCAGTTCGTCAGCCGCGAGGTGAAGCACCACGGCTGGCGCTGGCGGGGCGATGACCACGAGCTTGCTCAGTTGCGTTGGGCCACTCTGGTGCTCGCCAGCGGCGGGGATGCTGCGTTTGCCACCGGAAGGGGTACACTGTGACGATGCCGTCAACTTTTACGACCATACTGCCATGAAATCCAACGACCGCCGAGAGGCCATCATGACCGCCGCCCTGGCCGTGGCCGAGCGCGACGGCTACATGCGCATGACGCGCGACGCCATTGCGGCCGAGGCCGATTGCAGCCCGGGGCTGGTGTCCGCCTACCTGGGCACGATGCCGGCCATGCGCCGAGCCATCATGCGCGCCGCCGTGACCCGCAAGGTGCTGCCGGTGGTGGCCCAGGGCCTGGCGATGCGGGACAAGCACGCGATGGATGCGCCGGAAGCGGTGCGGGCGGCAGCTGCGCGGGGGATCAAATGAGTCGCGAACTGCTGGAACTGATGGGCGTGAGCTTGCGCCTGGGCGACTGCATCGACGTGATGCGCGGCATGCCCGACGCCAGCGTCGACAGCATCGTCACCGACCCGCCGTATGAACTATCGAACGACGGAAAGGCAAGCGCCGCGCTTGTCTTTCTTGAACTCATGCTCCCAAAGGATGCGAAGGTCAATGCCGACCCTGCGAGCGGCTGCCACCTTTCGTTCCTCATAGAGCAAGTTCTTGCGCTGGGTGGCGTCGGCGTCGAGCCAACTCCATCGGCCACCGTGGAAGTAAGTGCCGTGGCATTCAATGACGAGTCGACGCGCCGGAATCAGGATGTCGAAAACATGGGCGAATGTTCCGTTGCTGGACCGCATCGCAACGGACTGCCTGACGTCGAACCCGAGGCCGCGCAACACCTGGGCTGCTTCATTCTCGAATGCGCTGACACCACCCCCCTGCTGGATGCGCTCAACCGCTCTGGCTGCGGCTTTCTTTCTGGCGCTATCGGGGTAGGGCTTCGGGTTCCGGCGGCGAGTCTCCCAAGCCTTGTTCGCGGCTGCGGAGCGGTCGACGTCGGAAATGAAGTTGTAGGGTTTTTCGACGATTCGCTTGCGATTCGCATAAGCGCAGCCTGCGGAACAGAACACAGCCCCATGGCGTGCATCGCTATGGGATGGCGGGCGAATGACGACCTTCCCGCAGCCGCCGCACTGGTACTGTTGGCTACGCTGAAGGCCGGCACCGCGAAGGCGATACGAGCATTCCCGGCTGCAAGTGGTTTGCCGGCCAAACTTCAATCGCGCCGGGTCAGCGTGATAGGTGGTTCCGCAGGCCGGGCACTGACGTTCGATCTTGTTGTCCATCCGACAAGCGTAGCCGCTTCTGGGTTTATGGGCAAGGACTGGGATGGCACAAAGGTCGCTTACAACGTCGAGATGTGGGCCGAGGCGCTGCGCGTGCTGAAGCCGGGCGGGCACATGCTGGCGTTCTCGGGCACGCGGACCTATCACCGGATGGTGTGCGCGATCGAGGATGCGGGGTTCGAGGTGCGGGATCAGATGGCTTGGGTGTACGGGTCGGGGTTCCCGAAGTCGTTGGACGTGTCGAAGGCCATCGACAAGGCGGCTGGCGCGGAACGCACCGAGCGGATGAAGCCGAAGGCTGGGCACGAAAACTTCGTCGGCCGCGACAACCTCAAGGGCCTGCGTGACGGCGGCACTGTCGGATCGGCTGAAGGGGGCTATGCACGCCCCTGGATGAACGACCCGGAGAAGGTTGAGAACTCGCACTGGGACTTCGCCCCCGCCACCGACGCCGCCCGCCAATGGCAAGGCTGGGGCACCGCCCTGAAACCGGCATGGGAGCCGATCTGCGTGGCCCGCAAGCCACTGATCGGGACCGTGAGTGAGAACGTCCTGACGCATGGCACGGGGGCGATGAACATCGACGGGTGCAGGGTGGGGACTGACGTGGTGAGCACGCATTCACGGGGCTCCAACGGCGCTTTTCCGAAGCGGCCGGGCGAGACGAGCGCCGAGGAAAGCGGGCGCAAGCAAGACCAGCGCGAGGGCCTCGACCACTCCGAGCGCGTCGGCCGCTGGCCCGCCAATATCATTCACGACGGCAGCGACGAGGTTCTGGCGGCGTTTCCGCAAGCGCCGGGGCAGATGGCCGACGTGAGCACGACCGCGCCCAGCCCGAAGACCAGCAACGTCTACGGGAATATGCGGCGCGAAGGTGAGCCCGGGATGCGACGGCTCGACACCGGCAGTGCTGCCCGGTTCTATTACTGCGCGAAGGCAAGCAAGTCCGACCGTGGCGATGGGAACGTCCACCCCACCGTCAAGCCCACCGACCTCATGCGCTACCTGTGCCGGCTGGTGACGCCTCCTGGCGGCGTGGTGCTGGACCCGTTCATGGGCAGCGGCAGCACGGGCAAGGCGGCGATCCTGGAGGGCTTCCAGTTCATCGGCATCGACATGACGCCCGAGTACGTGGCGATTGCCGAGGCGCGGTGCCTGGGGGCGCTGAAGTGACCACCCGCATCCTCGAACTGTGGTTCGCCGCCAAGGTTGCTGGGTGCATCGCCCGCAACCTGGCGGACCCGGCCGCTGCAGCAGCGGTGTTCGTGTTCGCGGTGGGGGTTTACGTCAGTTGCGTGTGGGCAGCGGATTGACCCATACCTGAGTCTTTGCGCTACTATGCGCGCTCACCTGTAACGTGACCCTACTATGGATCAACTCATTGAGCATGTGCGCGCCTTGGTGGCCTCGGGCCTGACCATGCGCGAAGTGGCGCGGCGATCGGGGTGCGCCTTCGCCACCGTCCAACGCATCCACGCCGGCAGTGTGGCCAACGTCACCCTTGCCACCTATCAGGCGCTGATGAAGGTGGTCGCCAATGCCCGCACTTGATGCCCTGCTGGCCGTCAACTCCTGGACCCTGTGGGTCACCGAGCCCGGCCCGAAGAAACTGCGCAAGGTGCCGGTCCACTATGACGGCTGGACCCACCATTCCACCACAAGCCCCGCACCCCTCCTGAGCCACGAGCAGGCCCTACAGTGGGTGAACTACCTGCGCGCCACGGGCCAGCGCCACGCTACCCCCTCGAATGAGGGGTACGTCGGCCTGGGATTCCGGCCGCAGCCGGGCATCGGGTGCCTGGACCTGGACAACTGCGTCGACCCCACGACGGGGGCCTGGAGCCCTGCGGCGCTGATGGTGCGCGACCTGATCTTGCCGGGCGCGGCCATCGAACTGTCCGTGAGCGGCCGGGGCCTGCACTTCTGGTTCACCTACACGGACGCCGGCCACGGCAAGCGGGCGGTCAAGGGCCACCCGACGATGGGGGACTTCGACTTGTTCCAGTCCGACGTCGCGTTCGTGGCGATGGGCACCTACCTGAGCGGCGACGCGGCCACCGACTGCACCGCCGGCATCACGATGCTGGCCTCGATGGTGTGGCCGGACGACGGCGAGCGCGTCGAGCACCAGGCCCCCGATGACTGGGCGACCCTGACGCCCGAGCAGCGGGCCGCCACGGTCGAGGAACTGCGCGCCGCGCTGGCGTTCGTGTCCGACGAGGGCAACGCCAAGTGGATCAAGGTCATGAACGCCCTGAAGTCCATCGGCGAGGACGGCAAGCAAATCTGGTTTGACTGGTCGCGGGGGCAACTCCCGAACCAGCTGGCCTGGAGCGGCGAGACGGCCCCGGAGGACCACCTGGAGTGGCAGTGGTCCCGCCCCTACGCCGGCAAGGTGCGGCGGGCCACGGTGTTTCAGATGGCGAAGGACGCCGGCTGGGTCAACCGCCGCCGGGTGGACCCTGAAACAGTGTTTACCGGGGCGGTCGTGCCCGCTGCAGCCGCCCCCGGGCCGGGCTCGATGCCCGCGCCGACCGGGGTGTGGGATGGGCTGTCCAGCATGACGGCCACCAAGTTCGGCGGCCAGGCGACCCTGGTGGCCATGTACGAGGAACTGACCGAGTGCGCGCCGCTGTTCAAGGTGGCTCACGACCAGTTCCGCGACCGCCTCATGCTGGGCACGCAGGGTCAGTGGCGGCAACTGCGCGACGAGGATGTCACCTGGATGCGCCGCATGCTGCTGGCGCGGGGCTTCAAGAAAGTGCCCAAGGACGACTTCCTGGACGTCATCGCCGAGCACTCGGCGCACGCGCGCTTCGACAGCGCCATCATGTGGGCCGACACCCTCAAGTGGGACGGCGTGCGCCGGGTCGAAACGGCCATGTCCAGGTACTTCGGAACCGAGGACAGCCACTATGCCCGCACGGTGGCCCTGTACCTGTTCACCGCGCTCGCCGGCCGGCTGTACTCCCCGGGGTGCCAGGCCGACATGGCCGTCATCCTCATCAGCGAGGCCCAGGGTCGGCGCAAGTCGACCTGCATCAAGGCGCTGGTGCCCGACATCGAGGCGTACAGCACCGTCGACTTTGGCCAGGACGACAAGGAACTGTCCATGCGCGTGCGTGGCCGGCTGGTGGTGGAGATTCCCGAGATGGTCGGGTGGAACAAGCGCGCCACCGCCCACATCCGCGACTGGGTGACCCGCACGCACGAGCAGTGGCGCGGCATGCACTCCAACGACGTGACCACCTACCCGCGGCGCTTCGTCATCATGGGCACCGGCAACGACAAGGCCATCCTGGACGACCCCACGGGTGCCCGTCGTTGGCTCCCGATCGAGGTGGTCCGCACGGGCGACCACGAGGCGCTGGCCGCCGACCGGGATCAGCTGTGGGCCGAGGGGATCGCGCTGTGGAAGCAGGGTGGCATCCAGTGGCAGGGGGCGATGGAAGCTGCGCCCGCCGTGCATGGGGAGTTCAGCACCGAGGACGACCCGTGGGAGTCCTACATCGGCGAGTGGCTGGACGCGAAACCCCCGTTCGGCGAGGCCCCCCGCAACGGCGATCGACCCTTCGAGTTGAGCCAGATCCTGCACGGTGCGCTGCAAATTAGGAAGGGTGACGCCACCAAGGCCGACCAGATGCGCGCTGCTAAAATTATGGCTAAATTTGGGTACATTAAAAAAGAGCGCATGATTGACGGCAAACGGGGCCGATGGTGGACCCGCTAAATTACATAAATTATGGAGGCCCTTCGGGGCCTTATTTTTTGGCTCCCCTACTCCACCGCCACCTCGGGTTACGGCGTGTGGAGAATGCGTAAGTGGTTGACTTCATTGAAGTTTTCGACCCTACTCCACCACTCCCCCACTTCTCCACCGCCACCGTACCTTTTACCTGGAATTCCCGCGCAGCGCTGATTACCAGCAAATAGCCAAATAGCTAAATAGCGAGGGGCACGTTCTCCTTATATATTTATTTTAGGTGGAGAAGGTAGAGAAGGAGGCGATAGCCCAATCAAATCAACAACTTAGCGCGCCCCCACCCCGACGTAATTGGTGGAGACGGGTGGGGCACCCCGTGGGACAGCCCAGGTGCCGGTGGTGCAGGCCCGCCCCGTCCGTAACCCGAATGAGAACGATTCGCATATAGGCTGGCGAAAGGCGCTCACCGTTGCGCGCCCCCTAATTTGCCCCTGGATGGGACCCGTTGCCCGCCAGTCGCGGCCAGCACCAGTCGCGACGATGGCCTGTAGAGCGGCCTAGGGCGGCGCAGGATCGCCTAACGCGGTCCTGGTGTGGTGCGGTAAGGGTCCGGGGTGCGATCGGGGCTTAGCGAGGCGCAAATAGCGCGGCGCGGACATGCGGCCGCGCCAGCAGCACGAGGGCCAGCGCCAGCAGCACGAGGGCCAGCGCCAGCAGCACGAGGCCAGCGCCAGCGGCTCGAGCCCGGGTGCGGACTGGCGGCATCGAGGGCCAGCAGCACGAGGGCCAGCGCCAGCAGCCCGAGGGCCAGCGCCAGCAGCACGAGGGCCAGCGCCAGCAGCCCGAGGGCCAGCGCCAGCAGCCCGAGGGCCAAAAGCAAAAGCCCCCCGGGGATGAGCCGGGGGGGGGGGGGGGGGGGGGGGGGGGGGGGGGGGGGGGGGGGTGGGGG